GTTGCCTCTCATTGCAACAACAAGGCTGCCAAATGATGATGAACCTCCATTGCTGCCATTGGCTCCGTTTGTGTCATTAGTAGTTATGGCTGCGCCTCCACTCCCACCGGCACCAACAGTGACCGTCTCCGTAGATCCTGCCAGTGATGCCGGAAACCAGCGTGAGCTGAATCGAGCGCCAGCGCCGCCGCCACCGCCAGTTCGCACAGCCCCTGCAGCACCACGGCGTCCTGAACCGCCGCCACCACCACCGCCAACACACTCCACATAAACCATCGTCACGCCAGCGGGCTTAGTCCAAGTGCCGCTACTGGTGAACTCTTGGTAGTTGGCGGCGTTGATCGGCACCATCGTACCGGCAGTGTCCTTGATGTAGAACTTGTCGTTTGACTTGTCCCACGCCGGTTCGCCTAAGTCAAAATCACCAGCACTCGGCGTTGTAGTGCCGTTGCGAATGATGATCTTTGCGTTACGTGGCATTTCAGAACGTACCGCCGTCTACGGTGTTAACTGCAATGGTGACAAAGCCATTGCCAGCATCTTTCGTCCAACTCAGGCTGCTGTTGAGACGAATTACGCCGTCAGTGCCATCGGTGCCCCAGATGTAACCAGCGGTGCCGCCACTCACCACGGCAACTTTTTCATCAGTGCTAGATGGCGGGATATTGAGTGCGGTTTTGAAATCGTTGAAAGTAATCTTCTTTTCTTTCTGCCCGCTGGTCTCGCTGGCATCGTGAATCAGGATCAGATCATCGGCACCGCTGACGCTGCCCAGCGTGGTGAGATCATCAATTGCAGGCACCACCGGCAGTTTGGTGGTTGCATCAGTGGCGACATGCAGCGTGCCACGGTCTGTGGTGACGTGCGGCTCACCAGCCAGCATCCCAGTGGTAGGTAGGTTAGTCTTTAGGCCGCGCTTAAGTTGAAGGCGTGCCATGGCTAGTTAAACGTTCCTCCATCAAGTGTAGCGGTCCAGTCTGCATCGTAGTTAGCGTTTGTTTGTTTTATCAAAATATTGCCCGGATTACCTCCGGTAGGCAATGCACCAGCGGCAATACCAGATGGACCTTGAGGACCCTCTGTAATAGCAGTAACAGTATTTGTGACCGGAACAGTAACGACTGTACTGCCGCCGTTTTCTGTGACGACAACCGTGTTACTAACGGCACTGACATTAACTGTTGTCATGCTGTATAGCCCTCGCTGACATAAATAACGCCCTCAAGGTAATACTCTTTAAGCCCACTTCCGTTAGTTAAAAGTACGTCGTAATACGCTTCATTTGGTAGTGTTGCAGTTTGTTCGTCGGTCAATGCAATGGCGACAGTACCAGTGCTGCGATTGGTATAAGTAACGGCAAAGTCAGCGTATTTTGTGGTGCGCCCTTGGTTCCATGCTTGTGCGGCAACAGTCCAGCCAGTCAAGTTGATGGCAGTATCGTTGCTGTCTTTGAACTGCAGCGTAATGCTGTAATCCGCCCGACGTTGCAAGCTGATGTTGTAAGTGCCGGGTGAAATTGCCATGACGCACCTCCTTGGTACAGATTAGCGCCCCTGTCCACGCAGGGGTTTTTTGCCGCGACGACGTGGCCGTGAACGCTGGCCAAACCCTTGGCGCGTTGTCTTGGGTGGGCCTGCTTGATGATCCAGCCGACCGGTGCCGGTTTTAGCCTTTACAGCCATCAGGTTGCAATCAAGCCGAGGGTACGAAGCGCTGCGAGCGCAGATTCGAGTTTAGCTTCAAGTTCTACGCAATACTCAAGCAGCTCATCCACTGTGGGTGCTGCAGCATCAGCAATCGTGACCGACCCATTAGGCGTGGGCAGTGTGCCTGTGGTTGCGCTTGTGGTGATATCAGCAATGGCTGCAGGTTGTGCTGCTGCAGTGGTGCCGAAGAAACCAAGCGTGTCACCCTCGATTTCAAACTGCGTAGTGAGTGTGCCTGCAGTCTGGACTTGGAACTTAAGCCTGCCGATTTCTGCGGTATCAGTCGGATCAGCAATGCTGCCCTCAACAGCGGCATAGTCAATATCACCAGGCGTGGCGTTGTCGTTTTTGCCGCGATAGAAAACGGTGCTGATGATGTCATCCGCTACACCAGCTGCATCGTTGCGGTGGTGATACAGCGTGATATCAGCGCCACTGGCGGCATCAACAGCGTTGCATTCAAGTTGTAGGGCTGTACCAGTCAGGCTTGTGGTGAGATGCAGCGGATATGCAGGGGCCGCTTCACCAACACCAACATATGAGCCATAAAGACGAATCCTGCTTGCAGTCGTGCCAGAGGCAGAGGACATTAAATCGAGGATGCCATCTTCCGATGCGTTAGTGGTGGTTTGGATGCCAGCAGTGATCTGCGCATAAGCATGAGCATTGCCGCCGTCATCTTTGCCGCGAAACTCAATGTTGCCGAGGTTGTCGTTTGCAGCAGGTGATGCCGAGTTGCGATAGAGCACCAGATCAGGCGCTGTATCAAGCCCAGCATCTGTGTTCTCAATGATGACCTGATCAGTCGTATCAGTGCTGAACAAATGCAACTGAGCGGCAGCTGTACCTGTACCAAGCTGGAAGCCTGCTGTGGTGAATTTGGCTAGGTAAGCCGAGTTAGCGCTAATGCCGATTTCATTTGTGCTGGTGCGGTAAAAGCCGGTGATGCCGTTGTCACTCAACCACCCGACTGAAGGGGCACCCTGCGTGCCATCAGGCAAGGCGCGAAACATCGCACCAAACGTGATTTTCTTGTTTTTATCGACGTTGGCAGCTTCTGATACGTCAACAATCGGCAGCAGATCACCCGTTGCCGGTGCTGTCAGGCTGGTTAGATCTGTAATCTTGCGGTCAGCCATTAGTTGGCACCTCCTTCAAGGGCTGACAGGCGGGCTTCCATTGCTTCGATCTGTTCCTTTTGCCGTTTGATCAGGTTCAGCAGGTGAGGGACAAAGCGGTCGTACTGAACACCTTCGGGTTCTGGATCGCATGGAGTTTCAACAACAGAACCGTTTTCGTCATAAGTGACCTCAATTGTTTTCCACTGAACAAGACGCGGATCAATTTCAGCAACCTCTTCCGCAATAAAGCCCCAATAGCTGTGCTCTGGGCAATCAGACTTACATAAAGAGCGATACCAAACTGGACGGCAGCCTAATAAAGCATCAGCGTACTGATCTTCTAACGTCTCCACATCTGTTTTGTATTTAATAGACGAGGTGCTTCTCTGCAAAGAACCTACAGTGTTGACGTTTACGTTTGCTGCACCAGCGGTCGTGTTGCTATAGAAGCCTAGTCCCCGGATGATTCCGTCGTTTTGAATCCTCAGCCGCTCGACCGGAGTTGCGCTGGAGTCGGGACAAGTGGAGAAAACTAATCTGCCCGGCATGTCGTTAGCGCCAGGGGTGCCGTCTACTTCTGCGCTGATGTTTGCAGCATTAACGGCATTTGTTCCATCTGTGCCCCACCACCCAATCACGCCCAAGCTGTCATCAGATTGAACAATGGTGCTGGAACCTACTGTTGTTCCTCTAGTTTTGACAAAACGAATGTTTGAACCTGAGGCATTATTGGCATTTCTGGTGGTTGAGATTCCGGCTTCAGCTCCAGTACCTTCGGACTGAATATGAAAATTACCAGTGCCAACTGTACGCGCACTAGATGCGCCCACCAACAACCTGCCGGAGTCATCAAGCCGTAATTTTTCAGTAGCCGCCCCTGACGCCCCTGTGCCAAAAATTAAACACCCGTCGCCTCCATTATTTCGCGTAATACCTGCAATATATGCTTTTACGCCAGCGCCATCAGTATCTGATGTATAAAACTCAATCTTTCCTGTTGTTTGTTCAGAAATACTAGAAGTATCTGTGTCAAGGAAACGCAGTGTATTGTTTTCGCCGCCACCAGTGTTATCTCCAGCGATGACTAATTTTTTGTCAACTGTCGTAGTGCCAATCCCTACTCGGTCATTTCCAGCATCAACAAAAAACAGCGACGAATCAGTATCACCCTCAATCCGAAAATCAATATCCTCACCGCCATCATTGAACACCACTTCACTGGTGCCGAATTCAACGCGCTCTACGCCGTTGGTGGCAATACCAAGCTGATTAGCGCCGGGGCGGAAGAATCCACTATCAAGGTCCGACGCAAACGCCAAACCAGGCGCTGCAGCCGTGCCATCTTCCATCAGCATGGTGCCGTCAAGCTCGCGCACCACAATCCAGCCGTCATTTGCAGCATTACGCTGTTTCAGCTGCCCGTTCGTGGTGTCCACCCACCACATGTAGGCATACGTGGTAGCCGGTTCCGTTGTGCTGCTGTTATTGCTGACGATTGCAGCAAGAGCATTGTTAAGGTCAGCCCTGACAGCAGCGCCAGAAGCGTTAGCAATGACGTAATCGTGGGTGGCCATGCTTAGGGTTCTTCAGTGCCGTAGCCAACCGCCTGATACTGGAAATTTCGATCAACGGCAGTGTTGGTGCTGTCGTAGAAGGTGATCGTGAATCCAGATCGCGTGGTTGAGGTGACTTCATAGTAGTCTCCTGTGGCAAGGTTGGAAGCGGTAATCCCAACGCTTGGTGTTTGGTAGAACGCACGATTAAAGGTGACTGCCTTGGCTGCGGCGCCTGATGCAATGGTCTGGCTGCTTTCAGTGCGTGATTCCAGCTGCATCACATAACCCACTTCATCAACGATGGGCGTCTGGTCAACGTGCAGAGCGCTTAGCTCAACTTTGAACTGGAACTGCCTGCCTGTGTAGCGGCCTGATTCCATTGGCGTCCACTCGCCAAAGTCGATATCCGATTCCATCTGGAACTTATCGCCAGTTTCCAGCAGCAGGTAGTCGCCATCTTCAAGCAGCAACTCCTCATCTGTGGTGGCCTGATCGCTGGTGCGGAAATACAGGTCGGCGCTGGTGTCATCCGCGATGGTTCCATCAAAGTCGGTCCAGCGGTCGATCAGCTCAAAGCGTTCATCAATGGCCTCCTGTGGATACAGGCCGCGAGTGGTGAGGGTGCGCTCAAAAACAACGCTGAACACACCGCCAAGATCCAGCACATTGTTGAAGTAATACCGACCTGCTGCTAGGCGGGTGCCAAGGAAATCAAACGACGACAACTCATCCAAATCAAGAATGTCATCAAACGACGCATCGCCATCTAGCACCAAGCCGTCGTAGTCGGCGCTGTAAAAGCAGCCATCAACTTGGCCTTGATATGGCGGCGTATCTTGATCTTCCCTGCGCACCTGAATGTTGAGGCGAGGGATTGCATTAGGCAGATCAATGACAGCGCTGCGAGCGTTAACACTACGTTGGCCGTTTTCGTCTTCAAACTTGACTAGGTACTCACCCTCAAGCAGCGGAAGGATTGCGTAATTGGTGCGGGCCTCAACTTGACGCAGCAGCGTGCTATTCGCCCATTCGCCCGTGCCATCAGTTTGCGAAGCGTGACGGATAATGGCGATGAAATTGTTGCTGTTGAGCGGTGTAGGTGGAATCTTCCAACGCAACACAGCCTGATCAGCTGCAGCTTGAACCGTGACCTCAACAGGGTCGGGCGGCAGAATAATATCGTTCGGATTATCTGGTTCAATTTGTGGTACTGGCACCGTAAAGGTTGATGTCACCCACGACGACTTGCGATTGACAGGCGGCGCACCAACCGAACGAACCTCAAAAACTATGGCTGTGCTAGGCGGCACATTGTCAATCTCAAAGCTGACATTTGTAGTCTCAGCCCTGATGTAGTTGCCATTTGCAATCTTGTAACGCACCTCATAACCAAAGGTGACGCCATCCAAACCACGAGACCACGATGCAATAACGCGGTTGACTGTGTTCTGGTTGATCCGCACTTCCCGTGATTCCAGCTGCAGATCCTGCGGCAGTGCGGGTGGATTGTTAAACAGCGTTACATCATCGAATTCGAGTGGATCACCAAAGTCTGCAGCGTCATAAATGCTGTCATTGTGTTGAACGCCAGTAATGGTGAATTGACCATCACCGTTGTCAGAAACTGACAGGCACCGGAACTTCTGCTGCTCAACGCTGCTGGTGCTGATTGACCACACCGACTGGGCCAGTGGTGCAGAGCTGAAAGCCGATACGTTGATTGTGGATCCAGAAACGCTAGCAATCGACCGCGTTTGAACTGTGCCGTCAGCCAGCGTGCAAGTCAGTTGTGGGCTGCTGCCAGCCGGTAAATCAATGGTTTGATCTGTAACAATCGCTGTTGTCGTTGCACTACTAACCCGACCTGCAAGACGAACACCCTGCCGCATTTGATCAGCAACAGCAAAGATCTGACCGGGTAGAACAACAGCACCCTGCAGACCTGTGGTGAAATTCACCACCTCGCCATCTACCTCTTCTGATGCCAGCATCCACCGGCCAAGGCGCTGCGCTTGATATTTGGAAGTGGCACCAAAGGCAACAACTTCTTTGACCTGATAGCCGTATTTGGTGATCAGGGCCGCATCTTCAACAACGACATAGTTTGATTTGTAGAAATTCTGCGGGTCGTTGTAGCGAACGCGGATGCTAGTGCTGCGCGTCTTCAGCGATGTGCCCGAATAGTTAAAGGCGCCATTGATGACGTTGCTGTTGTTGTACAGGTGAACAGGCGACAGATCAGAACCATTCAGGTTGCCGTGATCAGCTGTTGCCTGAATGGTGTTGGCTTGCCAGTACAACATCCCGCGAAAGACACTGGCGAGATCCTGTAGAACGTTGAACGCCTCAGCCTGACTGCCAATCACCACGTTGCACGCAAAGCGCGGTTCCACGGTGCCATCAGGCGTTGTGATCAGCTGGTTGGCATATTGGGCCAAGGGATACAGATCAACCCAGCTGACATTTGATGCCGTGACAAAATCACCAGCGCCATAACGCGGGTTGGTGAGCATGTCGTAAAAACAGCAAACTGGGCATGTTGTCCATGCAGAACGCAAGGCGCCAGTAAATGCACCATTGAATGCAAGGCTGCCATCACCACGAACGGAAGCGTTGGCTGGAATCGCAACGATGCGACCGCGTATTTTGTACGCCCGTGTTGGCAGGCTGCTGAACTGCCGAGTGGATAGCGACAATCCCGCAACTGCTGAATACGGATAAGCCGTGCGCAGCGACTGCACCTCAATCAATGAAGTCCAGAAAATGCGATTACCGCGACCGTTGGCTAGCGGTGTGCTTTGTGGAATCTCAGTGAAATTGGTGTATTTGACCTCAAAGTGATTCTCACCTAAATCAATCTTGCGAACGCGAATGTTCCACGGTCCCGTGCCAAACAGATTGATACGCGGACTTTTGAATTGATAATCGCTCAGCGCAATGCCAGTGATCGTGCGGTCGTATTGAGTGACGTAACCAGTACCACGCGCCTGCACGTCAACAATGACGCGGATTGTGCCATTGAATGCTTGGCCCTTTGCTAGACCTTCCTGCGCAGTCGAAAACAGACGCGGGATGGAAAATAGCAGCTCGAACGAGTCAACATCTGTATCGGTGATCTGCCTGATCAGCTGCCCACTTCCATAGTTGCGAGCCACCACTTCATTGTTTGCGTTTAGCGTTTCGCTGTAGTTTTCGCCAAGCTCAACACCAACCTCTGTGATCGTTGACGTGCCATTACGGCCCTGCGCTAGCTGGCTTTGCGTGCGGCCACCAGTGCGGAAATCGTAGTTAACGTCAGCACTGCTGAAATTGCGGCTGCCATTGCTCCTGATGGGTGTTTCGTCTAGATAGACGCCATCTTCAGCACCAACCAAGCCGGCAATCGGACCCTCGCACAGCAGGTCAACAACACGGATAACAGAGGTGGAGTTAAGCGCCATGTCAGTAAAGGTTGAAGCCGACAGCGTGAACAGTCAGATTGCAAGATGAATAGGCTCTGTAGTCGATAATTTCAACAAAGAATTTCAGATCCTCATCATCTGGAACAGGTGTATAACTCATCCGGTGCAGCCAACGATATGTCTGGCCAGGTAATAGCAAGCCCTGAATTGTCCCTTGCGATGTACCTGTTGTCGCGTCTGGGCCACTGAGTTGGGAAATCAGCTCGATTTTGTAAGTGATATAACCATCAACCTTGGTTGAGCCGACGCCGCTTACATAATCAAAAAGGCCATTGCTGATCTGAAAGATAATATCAACACGATCCTTAAAGTCATTGCTTGCATCAATCGCTCCGACTTGTTTTCTGAAGCCGTTGCGAAGGGTAAAAACGCTATTTACAACCTGGCGTTTGTTGTTGTTGTTTGTGTAAAACTTATTTGTCCGTGCAACCGTTACACCAGAAGCATCGCTCAGCGAATAGCTAATCTTTTCGCCGCCAAAAATGATCGTGTCAGGCCCAGGCTCTTTGATTGCGGTCTGCAGCGGATCCGACTCATCGGTCACATCAACATTGGCCGAGAGCAGATGGCTGCCAACTAGCACCTCGCCGTAAGCAACTGGGATCGTGGCGCCAACACCAACCGTATTCGCAGCACCTGTATAGGCATAAGACTGCCGGCCATCCGTGCCGCGCACAATCGATTGCGGGCCGTCTGTGGATGTTGCTGTAGGGCCACTAAACCTGCCAGCACTCAAGTTTGGTTGCTGCGGTTGAGGTGACAGCATCTGCGTGACGCCGCCAAGAATCAAGCTGGTGCCAATAGCACCAAGAGCGGTAGATGCTGCAGCACCAAGAGTGAACGTGCCTGTAGTAAGACCAGCACCCAAACCAAGAAAACCGGCACCTGCGCCCGCAGTCAAAATTGCAAATGCCACCAAGCCAACTCCAACCAAAATATTGCCAACGCTGTTGCCGCTACCCATCACGACGGGCGTCAGAATCAAATCATTGCTGCCCAATGGCAGTTGCAGATCCTCATACCCAAGATTCGTATCAGCCTGAATCAGTCGGTAGCCAATGCCATGCTCGTGAGCGTGAATTAGCTCTTCCTGCAGCTCTGGAAAGTTGATGCACAGCAGTTTGATTGCTTCTGCTGGCGTGCGCAAATTGACGTAGGTGTGCTCGGCGCCGTATCGCTCGCCCAGATCACCCAGCAGTCGGACGACCTGCTGCATAACGAAACACTGCCGCAACCCTGTCGATATGGTACTGCCTCAAACTCTCGACAGCACTTAGGGAATCCTGTCGTTGATGCAGAATTCTGTCGTAATCCACAAGAATGGCAGCGTGCATCGGATGCTGTGTGCCAAGGCGCATAATCAACACATCACCGGGTTGTCGGGCATCTAGCGCCACCTGCTTAAAACCCAGTGCCACCGCCTCGCGTAAGTAAATGCTTGGGGTGGTCTCCAAATCATCTGGTCTGGGAAACTCTGGCAGCTCAACGCTTTGCAGCTTGAAATACTGCCTGATCAGCGTGTAGCAATCCTGTTTGCCGTATTCCCACGGCAGTCCGATCAAGGCTTGATAGTTGTCCATACGTTGTCTGGCATTGACCAAATGTGCCACGGAAGACCAAGCCCACGGCAGGATCGAAGATCAGTCTCACTGGCCCCGCCGCCCATCGGGTGCGAATGCACGATGGCTTCAATCCGCCCATACAACGCAGCCACCGCATAGTCACGCGGATCAATCACAAAATCCTGCTCTGGATTATCCGCGATGTTGCGGCAACCCCAATACTTTCCATCAGCAACGACACCACAAGCCTCGCGTGGGGCCTGCTCTAAAGCGTGCTGCTCAAAATCAGACCTGAAGCCTTGCACCAGGGAAGCCTCCGAATGGCAGGTTGCCGCTTGTGAACCGCTTTGCGCAGCTGGTGTAACGCTTGCCGCATTGATCGTTTGCAGCATTGGTTGCCTTGTCGTTCAGGTCAAAGTATGCACGCCCTGTATATCCACATTCAGCACCGCGATATTTCCAAGGGCAATGCTCCAACACCTGACGGCGAGGCAACGCCAAATTGGTTAGGTCCAGCTTGCTGGTCAATTCAAACTCCACCAACTGCGGGTTTTCGTTAGCCACACGGTCGATATACCAAATCTCGTCTTCAAACTTTGCTGTTGGATCGGCGGTTGGATTTGTACCGCCAGTGAAATTAACGGCGTCAAGAAATTTTTTACAGGTGCGAATCCGCGTCACTTTGGCTTGAAGCGGGTTGTACAGCAGTAACAATGCAGAAATTGCACTGTTGGCATTAGCAACGCGCATCATCGGGCGCGGGATAGCTCCTTTAGCCGTCAGTTCAAACCCTTCTACTTCAATCGGATACGGCTCATAGGTAATGCCATTAAAAACCACATCGCCAGTTAGCTCATTGGTGCCAGCGTGGTAATAGAAAGTGATGTCAATTCCGTTGACCGCAGCTGTCAGCTGTAACTGAAACAGCTCAATAATTGCCGAAGGATTAAGCGATTGAACTTGCTCTTGAATTGATTGGGGGACCGTCATGCTTCGTACACTTGGCGGAAGGTGGCAGTAATTGTGGCGCGTCCGGTGTAGTTAATCTGCTTATCCCATTCACTACAAACCCATTTGTACGACGTAGATTCTGCCGGTGGCGTCCAATCAAAAGATTCGCCATTGGCTGCACGTGCGTCAAGAAATGCCTCAATCGTGTCAGCGTTTGCTTCCGTAATATTGTTCCACGTCAACGACCATTCCTTTGGGTTTTGATTGATACCAAAGCTGGTACGTTGCTCATATCCATCTCCAAACTGCGCGATGCGGAGACGTGGCCTACTGGTCTTCTGAGCGCCGTAAGCCGGTGTGATCGCAGGAAAGGTAGCCATTACGCGAGCAAGCCTCCTGGGCGCTTCTGCTTGATCAATTCTGCCTGAATAGCAGCGCCAATAACAGCGCCAAGCTGCCTGCCTGATTGATCGTTGCCCTGCACGTTGGTGCCCGAAGCATCGACGTTGACGACGATATTTGAACCGCCGCCAAAACTGCCAGTAGGTGCAATGCCACCGCTGCGGCCCGGCATGAATAGTTCAGGACCACGCTCACCAACCAAATAAGGTTGACCCGCTCGAACGCTGCCGCCCATGGCACGCTGTGGGATGCCGTAGTTAGGGCCAAGCGTTCCAAATTTGCCAACCATCCCACCGCCAGCACCAAGAGGGGTTGCACTGCTGAACGGGGTCAAGAAATTCTTGATGCCTTGAATTGCCTGCTCAATAATGAAGATTTTTACCAACTGCTTGGCAATATCAACGAGAGCGCCAGAGGCAATTTGCTTTAAGCTCTCGCCCCAATTATCCGCACCTGTAATCAGCGCGTCAAACGCAGAAGTCATGCTTTGACCAAGAGTGCCAGCCAAACTTTCCGCAAAAGATAGTTGCCGTTGCACGCCTGTATTTAATTCGTATTGCTGTTCAATGTGTTTTTGCAATGCGTCAAAATTATCCTGATTGGCTTTGTTCTGCAGTTCATTTAATTCGCGTTGAACGTCACGTTGATTGGCGACAAGCTCAACTTGCCCCTTGTAAATCATCGCTTGCTGTGCCCGTGCATCCGTTTCTTTGGCCAGCTCTTGCGCATAACGTGCTTGAATTTCAATCTCGCGTTCGGTTCCCTTTAAGCGAGCAACAAGCATTGCGTCGCCCGAAATTTCAGCGGCAGTAATTCTGTCTTGCAGCTCTGATTTAGTCTTGAGGACTTCAGCCTCAAACATGCGATTGCGTACAAGTTCGGCTACACGCTTCTGCTCTTCTGCAGCTGCTTTGGCCGCTCTCTCGGCTTCACGCTCTGCATCTGATTTGCCTTTTTTGCCGCTTTTGCCGCCGGACCCGCCTAGCAGTTCTGGAATCCTAAAAAGATTGGCACTCTTAGATGTTTGCTGATTTAACTGTTTTTGCGCCGCTACGTTTTGCTGAATTTTGTCAAGAATTACGCCTTGAAGCTGAACCGCGCGATTTGCATTTGGATCACTAGGGCCAACACTTTGCAGAAGACGTTGATATTGCTGCAACGCTTGCAGGTTTTGTTGAATTCCAGTTTTATTCTTTTGAGCGCCAACTTGAGCAACTCCTTTTGCGATGTTGTCAACCGCTTGTGAAGTCGCACCAATATTCAAGAACTGACGTGCGCCAGCAACGCTACGCGTAAATCCACCGCCACGGCCTGCGGCTAATGCAGCATTGATTGCATCAACAACAGCAATCGCTTGATTAAAAATTGCCTTGAGTGCAGGCGTTAATGCTTGGCCAATTCGACGAGCTAAAGCCTCAACCCCGTCTTGCAAAGTTGATAACCTGCCGTTTAGCGTGTCACTTTGAGCGATTGCGCCATTGGCATATTTGCCGCCAGTGCTGGTTAGGCGTTCAAAAGCAACTTCTACGGCTTCCGCACTAATACGCCCCTTACTTAAGGCATCTTGCAGCTCTTCGCCACTGAGCCGATACATCTTTTGCAGCTCTTGCTGCAGTCCCACGCCACGCTCTTGGAATTGCAGAAGCTCCTCACCCTGCAGCCTGCCCTTGGCTATAACCTGCCCGTAAGCAGTAACCAAACCCTGAAGTTCGGCGCCAGTAGCACCTGAGGCATCAGCCAGCTGTCTGGTAACTTCAACAACCTTGCTGCTTTCAACACCAAAAGCCTGCAAACGTTTTGCAGAATCAATCAGCTCGCTGCTGGTAAATGGAGTGACAGCGCCTAATTGCTGCAGCTCTTGAATAATCTGTTTTGTCTGCTGAACACTGCCTGTTAAAACTTGAAGGCTGCGCGTCTGGCTTTCAATTTCAGCGGTTTTGACAAATACAAACCGAGCGGCTTGAATCGCGGCAAACGAACCGGCTAATGCTGTAACACTTCGCTGCAGCCCTTTCAGCGCCGAATCAGTCTGTGCAGATGCACGGTTGACCTGCTGCAAGGCATTGACCGCCTGCCGCGAATCAACCCTTAGCTCGACGTTGGAGACTGCCATAGCGTCATTCTACCGACGCTTTGCTTTGTCCATCGCCTCCTTCTCTCGCTCGCCTTTCAGCTCGTAGTACGCCGCAAAATGCACAAACTCGGCATCAGTCAGCTCAGTGCGTAACCGGCTGACCGTCATGCCTAGTTCAGTTGCCAGGAAGAACTCAAAGAAGAGCCAACTATCCTGGCTCAGTCTTTTTTTGCTTCCTCTAGACCTTCTTCGCCACCAATCCCGAACAGGAACAACTCAAGCTCGTTCAGCACACGCTCGGGTAATTCACGCTGTAGTTTGGCGGCATCAGCAGCAGCAAAGGCTTTGGTGCCATCCTCAAGCTCGGCCATCTGACAGAGCATTTGAGTGCTGATCTCAAGCGCCTCGTCTGAACCCGCCAACGTTGTTGCACGCTTACGGTCGGAACGAGTGATCGGCTTGAAATAAAGATCAAGCACCACAACGCCAGCATCGTTCTTAATGCTGAACTTACGGCGCTGGTTGAGATCAAAAGCCCCGGTGAGCAAGTCAACAGGGCGTTGCGATGCAGGCATCAGATGGAAAGCGTCAAAGTACCGCTGGAAACGAAGCTGATCGTGACAATCTCGATCTCGCCAACCGTAGCGGAATACTCCGTGCTCGTCACCACAATGGTGCCAGTGATTTTCTTGCCGCCGGTTTCATCCAAATACAGCTCAACGGCTGCATCGGCATCATCGGTGGTTTGATTCACATCCTTGATCAAATCAAGTTTGTCACCAGCACCGGGGGCGTCATACATCACCTCGATGGTGCCAGAACCGCTGATCAGACCACCGACATTGGCGCGATAGGTTGCACCATGAACAGTGGCGTCATACGACTCCTTCTCCACGGTCATAGACCAAGAGCGCACGGCGGCGATCTCCGAAAGACCACCACTACCAGCTTTGTCAAAAAAGACGGTGCCTTGTTGGCCGCGATAAAAAGCCATGATCAGATGTCCAGGGTGATAGCGCCGTTGGTTACGAAGCTGACGGTGATCACTTCGATTTCACCCACGGTAGCCGAGTATTCGGCGGAGGTAATCACGCCGTCAAAGCTGATCTTTTTAGTGCCGGTGGTGTCTAGGTACAGCTCAAACAAAGCAGCGCCTTCATCGTTGGCCGAATTGACCATTTCGATAAATGCGTTTGTTTCATCTGCGCTGCTGGCGGTATAAAGCAGTTCACAGGTGCCGCTGCCGCTAATCAAGCCGCCAACATTTGCGCGATAGGTGGCACCAAGTGCAGTCGTATCCAGCGATTCCTTCTCAATCGTCAACGACCATGCACGAGTGCTGGCAATAGTTGCAGCTGTGGCGCCTGTATCGTCAAATTTGACGCTGCCTTGCTGACCTCGGTAGAAAGCCATGGTTAAAGATCCTCGAAGGTTTCAAAGGTCAATCTGACCTGAGTTTGGAAGAAACCCTCTGGCGCTGGCGAAGCCACTACCTCGGGTCCGATTGGTGGATCAAAGTGGACCCCTGATACCACTTGCCTATTGTAAAGGTCTCGAATCCGTTTACCAATCGTCAGGTTTGCGCCAGGCCCAGCGCCAAGTGGCGTGAAGATATTGATGGCAATTACGCCGATCACGCTGTTGCTACTGCCTGTAGTGCCACCAAGGGTCAGATACTCATTAGATCCAAAGCTAATCAAACATTGAACCCATGAGCTATTGGGAGTTGGCACATAAGGTTGATTGTGAAAAACAACTTGAAGCGGCGGGGACAATGCAAGCTCACTTGCAAGCCTGCCTTCAATCGTGGCGCGTACAGCATTGAGATCAACAGCAGCCATCAGCCTTGCCTTTTGATACGTTCCCAGTTTGCATCAACAAACCGTTGCATTTCACGGGCGGTGCGATCAACCCACCCTGCAGGAGCCTGTTTACTGCTGCCCTGAGCCAAGGATTCGGCGTAAGGCAGGTTGTTGTGAATGCTGTAATAATTCCCGAGTTTTTCTTGGCCTGCCTGATAGCTATCGCCTTTGGGCGGTGTAACCCCCGCGCCATAACTGCCCTCTGGCACTGGTGTGCTGTCTGCTGCGTTTTCACCGATTTGCCAGCTAGCCCGAAATCGCCCTGTATCAACTGGACTTTGCAGCTTCAACCTACTATCCGTTTCAAGAACAGTTGCACGCAACAAAACCTCAAGTTGATCACCCATGTAATTACCAATTTGGCCTATGGGTAAGTTGCGTGTCATGCTCTCAGAATAAGCTCATAAGTGATAGGAGTGTTGTCCTGCTCGATAATGACGACACGGACAACTTGATGCACTACTGAGTTGATCAACACCTTGTCAACAGTCGTTGGCGCAGCAGCAATGTCAGCAGCAGCAATCAGCAATTTTTTGTCGTCAGCCTGCACCAGTTTGTTAACTTCACGCACATTCACATCTTGCAATACGCCACGCACAACAGTGTCAACATTGGTCTCGCCCACAGTCCCCGTCGTTGGGTTGTAAGTGCCGGTTGACACACGGCGAATGGTTGCCACACCGCCGAACCTAGCCATCAGTTTGCTGGCCGTTTTTCGTAGCGAAGTCGCAAGTGCCATCAGATTTTGTAGGCGATACACGCTCCATTTTGGAGCTGAATGCTGGTGAAGTAACCACTCAAGTGCGCGCCTTCGTCAACGGTGGCACCGGCAAAGCTGTTATCAATGATGTTGGTTGAAACAATCGCGGTAATCGTGCTGCCTTCGTAAAAGTCGATATGGTGAAATTTACCCGTGTGAACAGCAGTGTCGTGAATAACCTCAGCGCCGATAGCGTAATCAACTTGACTTGCACCGCCGTGTGATTTAGCCATGATCAGATCTTGTAGGCGATAACGGCGCCACCGTTGTTCAAAGTGAAGGCCGTAAACACGCCTTGAATTTCAAGGCCTGCGGGCAATCCTTCGTTGACGATGCTGTTGCCGGTCCAATTTTGAGCAGTCAGCGCGGCAAAGCTGGTGTTGTTTTTCAGCACAACAATCCGATTCCAGCGTCCAGTTTTGGCATCAGTCGAAGTGACAAAATCACCGCCGATGCTGTAGGTATTGTCTGGGCGCTGAAAGGCGGTCATGATCAGAGTCTGTAGGCAACAACAGAACCGCTGGCAAGATCAATGCTGGTAAACACGCCATACAGCTCGGCCGTAGCGTTCAGCGTGACAGATGTAAGCGCATTGCCGGTGTAATCCTCAGCCACCAGCGTTGCAATCACCGTATCCTCAAGGGCGCAAATCTTGCCAAAACGCCCAGTATGGGGCTCCGTATCGCTGATGTATTCAGCACCCGGATATGCGTAACCCATGATCAGCTCCGGCGAATAGCAAAGTTGCCCGGTCCGCTAATTCTAAGCCCAGTCAGATACCGTTCAAAAATTGGCGGCACACGATCAGCACCGGTGGCCACACTGCTGGCGCCTGCGGTTTCAACGCTCAAACTGCCGATTTGAACACGCTTGTAATCCTCAATGCCAGACAGGCCAAGGCCATCCTTGTTGTTGTTGAGGTAAACCGCCAGCACGCACTGGGCGTATTGGACTTGAGTTGGGATCTCGGTGTCGGTGAAATAGTCCGTCGTGATGCGGAAGGGAAAGCCAACGGTGTACGTGTTGATGTACGTGTCAGGCTTCCTTACACCGGTACGTGGCCACTGCAGGGCTTGGGTATCAGTGGCACGGGCACCAAGAAAACGCTCACGGTCTAGGCGTTGCGTAGCACTGGCCAGCGCACGATTCTTTTGATCAGTAGTGGCAGTTGCCCAAGCAACCACATCATCATCTTCTACAAAACCATCAATCAGCGCTTGTGCTGCTGCCAGCGTCAGGTAAGAGTTTGCGTCTGCCGCGCCTGGCGTGGCCACGATTGTTATTGCCATCGGCGGGCGCCGTTTCTGTTACTTCAAGTTTAGGGGTGGGCTCTGCATCAGAAAAAGAGGCCCCAGCCGAAGCCAGAGCCTCCGATTCACGCAGTCGCCGGAAGGCGTACAGACCCAAAATCAGGCAACCGCAGCAGCGGTAGAACCCAGACCATAAAGGGTGATCGCTTCAGAGCCAGAGGCAACAGCAGTCACACGACCAAGGAAAACCTTGGAGGCATTTTGAGCAACAGTTGCCACGCCGCTCATGGTCACACCGCTACCGCCTTCGACGGTAATAGTGTTGGCGCCAGCAGAAGCGTTCAGCACAACCACCATAAAAGTGGTGCCGATAGCGCAATCACCACCGATTTCCGCCACGATTGCGGCAGCAGTAGCAGTGGTGTAGGTGGCAGCAGCAGAAGGAACGCCACGGATGATGACGTTGTAGCTGTTAGCTGCAGACAGGGTTGCGGTCGCAGTAGGAGCCGCCAGTTTCATCTGAGCCGGCAGAAGGCCGCCGGGGATGTCACCGAGTTCAAAAATGGATGCCATTGTTAGTGTCCTCCTCAGTCCATGTTGGAGACGTTGGTGGCACGCACAATGCCAATGTTCTTCAGCTCATACACCTTGGACCAGTTGCCCACGGTTTCAAGCTGTGCGCGAGTCGGGTTCACAGTAGTGACGCCCCACTTAGCACCCACAGGGTGATAGCAGTAGTGCAGGTCAATCGACATTGCATCACTCTTGGCGAGGATGTCACGGTCGGTTTCAGTCTGCATGGCGAGTTGTTCGCCCGAAGCCACTGCACCAGCGGTGAAGAAATAAGTGCCGTACTCAGTGGTGCTACCGGAACCGGCAGTAGGCACATCGTCGGACACGATCACACGCAGACCCATGTAGGTGGGCACGTTGACCTGACCGCCATAAGCAGCAACCAGCGAACCACCGGATTGGGTGGTGGAGGTGCCGCGGGCTTCGTCAGTGCTGACGTAATCAATGGCACGACGCTCAACAAGGTCGTAATACACCTTGGAGTGCATGGCCACAGCAGCCAGCTTGTCACCTTGATCGCCAAGAATGGCGCGGGCCTCAGCAACGTGGCGGGGGCTCAGAGTGGTGGGGGTGTCAGCGGAAGCCGAATCGATGCAGAGATCGAAGAAGGCAGAGCTGTTGGTGTTGGCATTCAGGCTGCCGAAGCAACCCTGCAGGCAGGACAGCAGATCCTTCTGACGCTGGTTAGCAACGTAATCAGCAATCTTGGCGCCGATGGCAGCCATGGGGTCGGAACCAGCAGCAAGAGCAGCCAGATCACGGGCCTCAAAGGCGCGGCCACGGTGCAGGATCACGCCGATTTGCTTATCAGCTTGGATCTTGCCAGGAGTCAGCGAGGAGCTATCGGTCAGCACCTCAAAGTCGCCGGAAAGGTTTGCTTTCCAGAAAGGAACGTTGATGAAATCACCGCCCTCGGTGGCATTCAGCTCAGCCATGGGCTGCACCACACCGGAAGCCAAAAAGGCATCACGCTGAGTGGTTTGCTCGATGACGTAAGGCGTAAATACCTCGGGGATGATGATGTCAGAGCGAAGGGTCGCCATGACTAATCCTCAAGAATGGTTTTTACGATGCGGGCGTAACCCAATGACGGATGGCGTAGCCAATTCGCGTCTAACGGTTACATATTAAGCATTGTTTGCGGCTGCCTTCAAGCGTTCGTATAGATCGCGGTCGGTTTTGAACAAGCGGGATTGTTCGGTGAGGTTGAAGTGCTCCCGGCTGAATGGGTTTTTCGTGCCGACAGGTACATCACCGGAGCCAGAGCGGCTGACGACAGGGGCGCCAGAGCCTTTGATGCTGGGGGGCTTAAACAGGTAGCCACGCTCTTCTTTGAGGCGTGAAACCCATTGTTCCATCGGCACTTCGTTGTAGCCGTCCACTGCTACGGGGTTGCCGTTTTCATCAAGCTTGAGCTGATCACGCACAAGGCGCAACGCATCATGCGGGTTATGAGCACCCTGTTCAGCAAGGATGGCGACAACGCGATTGTCTAGCTGATTAACGGTCAGTTTTGACTCAAGTTCAGCAATGCGCTTTTTGTAACCTTCCTCGCGTTCTTGAAACTGTTGGGCGTACTGCTTTAGGGCTTCGTCGTACTTACCCTTGGATTCAAGTTCTTCCTGCTCTTTTTTGCGCTTGAAGTCTAGAAGCTCCTGAACGTCTACACCATCAGGAACCGAAACGGTCTTTTCCTTTTGCTCTTTAAGCTTGCCGATCAGTTCAAAGTTCTTGCGCTCTAGCGCTTCAACGCTGCGCTTTAACTTGTCAAGATCTTCAGGGCTTGCAGTCGGCGTAGCTTCCTGCAGTTGTTCGTCAGACATTGTGACCCGTAGGGTTTACCGCCAAAGTGTATAAGTAAACGCTGCTTTTTGCACGTCATGTCCCGTCGTGAATGGGATACACCAGTACGTGAGCCATGGAACCCGATCATTCACCATATGTTGAAGGCGATTGATCTGCACACGCGAGAATACCTAAAGACTCATGACCGCTGGCACGCAGATAACGCCAACGCGCTGCGTAAGTATGTGGCGGAGCTTAAGGATCGGATACACCAAAGCGAAGGCCGTTGATCACCATTTGCTGCGATCTGACCAGTAGGCAGCAGACATTTTGCCCTTGGCAATGTTCTTGGCGTGCCTGGCCTTAAAGGATGCCCGTCTGGCCTTGGCGGCTTCTGATTCGCCTTCACGTGGCGGTGAGCCTGATACCCCTTGCTGGCCAAACCTGATCAGTTTGACCTTTTCGCCTTCCTTAGCCAGAACGGCGTGGGATTTGGTCGGATGATTTGGCGTGCGCTTGGGTTTGTTGTAGCCGTCAAATTTTTCGCCGCGATACTCAATCATCGTCTTCATCCTCATCGTCATTATTTTCGGTGCAGGTAATGACTTCAACGCCTTCAGCAAGGCGGCCCATCAATGCACCAAGGCCCTCCGGCGTGTTTGGCACGGGGAACAGGAAGCGGCCTTCAATTAGACCATCAGCGCACTTGAGGTAGGTGCAACTGCCCTCCCAAATTTTGCCGTTCATTTGCTTTTAGGCGCCTCGCGCAATTCTGATCGCTTTTTCAGAACTGGGTTGCCGGTTGATTCCGATTGAATGCGCAGGATCGGGTCGTCGTTACTACCAACGCGTGTGACCTTGCCGCCAGACGGGCCTTCAATGGTTGCGCGATTGCCAGCCCTGCCGGTCACGGTGCCGTAGGTGCGTGTGCCTTGATAAACCCAGCTAACGCGGGATCCAATTCCGATGGCCATTACTTTCTTGCCCCTCGTTTGGTTGCTGATTTGCCGCCAAGTCTTGCCTTGCTGGCTTCCAACTGCGCTTTCAATTCTGCCATTCGCGCTTTACTGGCTTCTAGTTTTTTAGTTGCCTCCGCTTTTTTGGCACGAGCTGTTTCAAGGCCGGCCTTCGCAGCCGATGCTTTAGCTGATGGTTGTTTGGCTTGAGCCTTTTTTAATTTTGACTCAAGCTCTTTCTTTTCTTTGTTTAATTTTCTTTTTTCACGGCGAGCCCAGCTTTCGTCTGAATTACGGTCCGACTTATTTCCATAAGACGCTCCGCCAGTGCCGGAAAATCTGCCGATTTGATCTCGTTTGTAGGAGCGTGCCATCACTTTTTACCTTTGTTTTTGCGTGCCTTACCAGCTTCGCTCAGCGCGATAGCAATTGCTTGTTTACGGCTTTTGACGGTTGGACCTTTGCCGGGGCTTGGCTTGCCGCTTTTCAGTGTTCCGGCTTTGTACTCCTTCATTACTTTGCCGATCTTCTGTTCGGCCTTCGTTTTCTTTTGGGCCATCAGACCATTCGGCAACTGCATCCAATTTAATGCCCAGATCGGGCGTGAACCAGCCTTCGCTGGTGTAAATGGCATTGATCCATGTTTCACCGACTAGGGCGCATACAGGATCGCTGTAAACGTAACCATCTTTAAAATGCCTAAGCGGCGGGCTTGCCATAACGTTCTTGCAACTGTTTCAGCGTAACTTCGCTGCCGTCATCACGCACCATGCGGGACAAGGCACCTTCGGGGCCGTATTTGTCCACCAGCATTGTGTAATACGGTTGCTTGCTGCCAAAAATTTCACGTTGTACTTCGGGGCGATCACGCAGCCATTTTGCATAGTTTGTTTCTGCTGAAACTTGCCCACCAGCAGCAGCACGACGAGCAGGGCCAATTACTTCCTCGGGTGGACGCAGACCAAGAGCGCGGTAATCAATGACGGGGATTGTTGTACTGCGGCAGTTGTGGGTTAAAATGGAGTCTGCCCAGTACAGGCCGGTTTCGGTCTCAAAGTTGTAGACATGCCCGCTAAATGGTTCCCGCCCAACCCAAGCGACGTTGACCGCATCATTTCCTTGTACGACAGCGGTATTGGAGTCAGAGGGATCGCTGATCAGTTCAACGTCTCGCCACGACCCATAGAGCGAATCATTCTGGGGTCCGGGCGCAAGCTTAGGAATAGAAGCGAACAACAATTCGCTCGCATGGCTCGTGCTACTCCCCTTGAAAGGAAGGCTTTGGCCTCCGCTGCTCATGCCGCCAAACGTGGCACTTTCAATAGCGACGAAACTTTGCGCCGAATGGCCAACGCCCGCGCCCGTCGAACCAGCCCGCTCGAAACTACTGTTTTGCAGCATTTGCAGCAAGTCGGGATTAACTGTGAAGAGCAATTCCCGATTGGCAAGTACAACTGCGATTTGCTCTGCGGGAACGTCGCCGTGGAAATCTGGGGAGGAAATTGGCACTTCTACGGCGAACACAAAAGGCGATTTCCTGAACGCACTAAATATATCCTCAGCAGTGGCTTCAATTTGATTTTTTTGGTCGCTTGCAAGAGTTTCAGATGGAATGAAGTCGCGGCGGAAAACCTTGTCACCAATATCAATGTTTTGCGCAGCCTTCCAGCCGGAATCAGTCAGTACAGGGTGGTTTGGGGTGACTCTGAGCATGTCACCGTCGGTAGTTTTGATGACATACAAGAAGCCTTGATATGGCCGACGGTACACCGCCGCGATCCGGCAACTGGTAGATACACGCGCATCACCCGGTAAACAGTTGAAATGAACAGGTGGCGTAGGACCATCACCGTATTTGAATGTTTTGCCGTCAAGACTGCGGCAGATAGCTGATGTTCTGCTATCCAGCGTGGCAAGGTATTGATACTTTTGCGTTACGTCTTCATTGGCGCGATAGACCTGTTGGCTGGCTTCATTGGCCACTTGCTGCACACTGGTCCGCACAATGGTGAGCACCTGGTGGTCAGCCATACGGGTTAGTTCGCCACCGGCTAGGGCTTGCTGCCGTGCTGTTTTTGCAAGCTGACCAAAGTCAAGCGATCCGACCATACGGCGAGCAATCTGCGGTGTCGGCTCACCGGTCAATAGGCCCGTGCGAACGATGGCGTTAAAACGCTGTGCTTGCGATTCAGCGAGGCCACGGAATGCCTTGGACACGACTTCACCGTTCGGCAGGGTGATGGCTGAGCCTTGTGCAGCGGTCAAATTGAAACCACCAGTACCAGGCAGCGTGAAGTTAAGGTCAGTGGGGTCAACCGTGGCGACCGTTGCCGCAAAGTTTGGTGACACTTCCACAGTGCGGACAACTTGCTGAGCAACAACGCTGGGTTCAATGCCGCGTGCGCCAATTTGACCGCCTTCAATCGCAAGCCGCAGTTGTTCGGCAACAAATTCGGTTTGCAGCTCAGCTAAACCTTGTAGCTCCGTGGCCACATACGCCGTGTTTCTGCCTGCCCAGCCGTCTAGCGATTCTTTGAGCTGAGCAAGGATGACGCGTAAACGTTGAGCTTGGACTGATTGTGGGCTAACGATGCCAGCACCGGCAGTTGCCTCGCCAAAATCAATGCGTTTCAGATCATCAACGGCGCTAAGGATGATGGCGTTGTAATCGCGCACGATCTGCTTAGCAACCGCATTGCTGAAACGGTTCAGATCAATGGCATTGCGATAAATGTTGGCAACAGGATTCCTGCGATCAATACGCCGCTTGAACTGCTCAACGTTTAGCAGGCGAGGTGTTACGCCGGATTGCGTCATTGCATCATTTCATCGCTAGGCATTTCTTCGCCGGTTACGTCTTCGGCGCCAAGATTTTCAGGGCCGCCCATTTCAATCAACCCACCAGCTTGTGTCGCTTCAAGTTCTTCCTCAACGTCAAAATCATCACCGAGCACTTCGCCTTGGGCAAGTTGATCAAGCAACGTCTTCTGACTGATTACACCAGCGGTGTACGTTTGCAACAGCGCAGTAATCTCTTGCGGTTCAAGACGTGCGCCAAGGAAATCACGATTGACGTAGCTGCTGCCAGCCTGCTGAATGCGAAGGTAATCAGCGTGGAAACGCAGGCAGTTGTCGATTAGATCTTGCACCTGCTGAGCGATCACCATCATGGTGGAATCGCCTTGGCTGCGATCAATACGCTTGGCCTCGGCGGTTTCGGCGCTCAGCTTTTGACCCAACACAGCGGATAGGCCAAGTTCGTTGATCTGCCGTTCAAGCTGCTGCAGGCGCTCAAACTGTGACTTGAAACTGTTGCCGCTTGGCTCGATGTATTCAGCTCGGCCTTCAGCTGGGAATGCGATTGCCTCACCAGGGCCGGCGCTAACTTCCTCGGCGCTAGACGGGAAGCCAAAGAAGGCCAGCATCGGCACTGCCGAAATGTGCAGCATGTTGTCCAGATCGCTCTGGATCTGATACGCCTTCAGGTTCAATTCGGCAATATCTTCCAGCGGCGGGCGAGACTCAAGCAGGCCAACACGGTTTGAATAGGCCGTGGCAAACGGGATGTAATCAAGGCTGGTGGTGCCTTCTGCAACCGTTTCAAAGTTGCCGGTTTGATCGTTTTGGCGGAACAATTCAAATGATCCAGGGCGCAATACACGCACCTGTTCCACCATCTTTTCGCCGTATTCACCGTCAGGGACAGTTACTCGCTCCATCAGGCGAAGCTGCGTTAGCTGCTGTGCGCCGTTGACCAGTTCAGAGCGCCAGCCAAGAATGTCACGCGGGGTGTAAGTAACCCAATACGGGCGCAAAGACGCAACATCCGTGATGTTTTGAATTTCGTCATCGGTTTGGCTGGGAAAGTCAACCAACACGCCAGCATGGCCGTAACGAACAACCTTGCGGCTCAGTTCATAAATAAAGATATTGAGATCATTGCCTTGAAGGTCAACGTCAAACAGTTGCTCGCGGATTACATCCTGCACATCGTCAAGACGCACAGGTTTACGCGTCAACATGCCGGCCAGCATCCGTTCAAGACGCTGGTAATACGGAGGGCAAACGCTACGGGCTAGGCGGTTGTCGTAGCTTTCGTCTTGCTCGCGGGGTTCTTGCGGCAGATAACGCCGATGTTTGCGGCGCATTCCGTAAGTGCCCTGCAGCAGATCTTCAATCAGGATCCAATGCGCTTCCTGCGCAACCCAAGTGCCATTGGGATCTTGAACCTGCGTGGCTGTACGCGTCAGATTCCGGTCATAGTGCCTGAAACCGGTGTACGTCATCTTTTGCGCCTAGCCATGCACAAAGTCTATGGCTCTAGGTTAATCGGGAATGTTGGCTGGGCCTCCGATACCGCCACACACGGCGTTCAGCCTTACGGACAGAACCGACCCAGCAGGGTCAAAGTTTATTCGCCTTGGTCAGCGCGATTGATTTCATCGTCAAGGGCATCACCAGCTTCATCAAAGCCTTCGTCGTATAGCCATTGTTGAATGGCGGTGAGCATGGCCGATGCGGCTTCGTTGAAGTCGTAAGAACCGTCGTCTTGAACGGCGTCAAAGGCGGCTTCAAGATCACGCCAGAGGGGTGCGGACATTGTGATTGTGCGGCGGGCTTACGGTAGCTGCTCCAATGCGCGGCGGATGATGTCCGCTTGGTCTGAGCAAATCCCTTCTGGCGGGGCGTCATCGGCCATTTTGACGGCATCGTTTAGTGCTTGCAGCGCCTGCTCCTTCAAGCTCGGCGGCTTGGGGCGGCGGGCGGCGCGGAATGAAGGAAGCAAGTCTTGGTGGCCACACAGAGTCTGCTGCTCCAGCCACTCACAGCACGCCTCCAGCTCTTGATCTGCGCCCCATTGGGCGGCGCGGACGGTAAGAAAAAGCTCTAAATCGCTAAGTTCTCCACCAGCAGTGCAGTCAAAGTGTTCACCAATCCACTGCAGCACAAGCTCCAATGGCGGTGGGGTGATGGGGCTGTCAGTCATGAGGCTACTCCTTCAAGTTCGTCGGCGATGGCAAGTATTTGTCCTCGAACATCTGCTATGGAAATCATCGGAGTGATTGTTGAGTTCCAAGGTGTTGTTGTTTCCGGCACCACTTGATCCGCAACAGCTCGCAAGGCAGCAGCAAGATCGTAATCCCATCGACCTCTGTAGGCATCCAGCACAGCCTGCGCGGCAGAAGAGATGTCAGTCATCGGGCGACGCCTCCAAGAACTCACGCAGAGCAGCGGCTAACTCACCATCTAGGTGGCCGTTGGATATCATCACGTCCAATCCTCTCAGAGCCCTTTCCTTCAAGGACCGCTCAGGTGGTGGGGTGACGGGGTGTTGCTGTGTCATAAGAAAAAGCGCCCCAAAGAGGGCTCGTAAAAAGTCAAACAAAAAACTTGGCGATATTGGCGTATTCATCGGAGTAGACGCCAAAAACTTGCCGAGCAGCAGACATTAAAAAACTGGCTGCTTCGCTGAAGCGATACTCCTCGGCAAAAGTTTCGGCGCTTTCAAGATCAGCGGCAACCCAAGCGTAAGTGTCAGTGCTAACGGTGTTGTCGGCATTGAGGGTGTCCCAGATGTGGTTTGCGAGGGCGGCGATTAAAACGGTGTAGTTGGTGTTCATGGTCTTGTGTGTGGTGGGGTCGCCCCCTGTCCCTTAATTATGGGGTATACCCCTGCCATCTGGCAAGCACCCCAGTGGTCACTTCACAAATCGTCAATACAGGCGCACACCAGTGCCGCGACCAATCCCGGAGCGCCCAACGCTGAACTCCCAGAAAGCCAAGTACGTCACGGCATCACAAAGGTGGTCAAAACCCGCCTGCTTATCGGGATTGCCCTTGTCGTCATAAGACTGCAACTCCAAGCACTCGATCAGCCGTTTGCAAGTTTCTGACACTTTGAACCGAACCTCACCTTTGGCATTTTCTAGGAGGGTTTGCATGTTGAGCACCCGATCACGAACAGGCGGGTTTGCCTTGCCGGACTGGTTACTGAAGCCGTGGCTTTCAAGGATTTGAATATCCGTGCGGCTGGCGTTGGTGCTGCGGTTCCCGCCTGAGGCATCTGGGTACACATATATACGTCTGTCGGGGTAGCGCCGTTTGATCTCACTTGCCAAGGCGTCCGTGTCGTGCGCTCCGCTGATTTCGTCGATCACCAGCAGGCTGTTCCCAATCCGCACGCCGATGACAGCGGACATGTTGCCGACGTTGAAGTCCACCCCAACACGCAGCGGCTCACGGCTTACATCAGGCAGGCTGGCCACCACATGCTTGGCACGATCAAAGCGGTCGTAAACCTGGCCCGTGTTGAGGTTGACCCATTGCCCTTCTAGATAGGACTTGATCAACTGAGGCGGGTAGTTCGCCATCAAGCTGTCGATAAAGCCATCGGGCAGGTACGGGTTATCCATGGTGCGAGCACGGATAAGGGCCGTGTCTTCCCCAGCGTTACGGTCAAAGGTATCGAATGCCCAGCCATAACCCTCAGGCGTGGTGGCGGCATAGAACTGCTGTACGTTGCCAGCACGAAGACGGGCAAGGGCCATGCGTGTTGCCTGCTCTGCTACCCGTTTGTTTGCGGTATCGGCCTCGTCAAAACCAATGGCGCAAAGGTTCTGGCCACGGATGCGGTTCCATGTTTCCATCGTGCGAAGCAGGATTGTGTGACTGCCCTCGGCAAAATGCAGGGTGTATTCAGGTAATGGACTGACACGGAAATCAAAAGGTATTTCCCACTCTTCTAAAAGGTCATCCATCGTGCGCTGCAAAATGTCGCGCAACATCGGGGCGACGGGTTCAAACAGGGCTGACACGTAGCCAATATTCAAAGCAGCCATATGCACAGCTTTTGCAACTAGGCCGTGCGTCTTGCCAGCACCAAACCCGCAGACGAGGGCGAGCTTGCGGTGCTCGGTGTCATCACAGAAGGCAAGCTGATGAGGCAACAGCGATTGCCGTATGCGGTCTAAAGCTTGATCAGTGGTTGGCCCCGTTTGTTGAGATGAGGGCGGTTCAAGCAGGAAGCCACCAGGGACATTGGCGAGGAGGCTCAAATTTCAAGACCGATCAGTTTGGCTTGAAGCTGGATGGCATTGAGGGCGACTTGAGTTTGCCCACGCTTGTAAGCGGACTGTTCGTAGGTACGGGCACGGCCTAAGGCTTCAGCGATCCATGAGGGTCGGGTCATGGCTGCGTCTTCCTCTAGGCGAATGCGAGCACGTTGGATGTATTCATCTACTTGACGTGGAGTGATGTTCCATTGCTTCGATCCGAATTGAACAATCTGACCACGCGATTGTCCTTCGGTCAGAAGACCGTAAATAGTGTCAACACGGAAGTTGACTTCGGCAGCGGTTGATCGCGCCAACGTTGAAGAAAAAAATCAATAAGGAAAGGATAAACCCAAAACGAGAGAATGGTGGCGAATGGGACTCAGATGAGACTGATATGCGACGCGGTAGACGCAAATGAGACTTGAAGGGATTGTGGAAATGTGCTCTGGGATGCTTGCCACGGCGAAAAATCTGGCTAAGGTTTCCCCGCTAGCGATTGCAACACCCGTTAGCACCTGTCCTTTATCCGCTATCAACTGCAAGCAATGGCAAAGGGTGTATTTCTGCGATTACCGGAGGATTTGGTTTGTGACTTGGAGCGTTACAAGCCCAGAACCATGACGCTGACTGGGTTTTGCGCCTATTTGATCGAGCTAGGGGTTGACAGGGACGTTACGCTGGCGGAGCGACCGACAGGGAGCGAAGCCTCTAATTCTTCTTTTAGTATTACTAATAAAGAATCTTATAATCTTAATAATAAAGAACGGTCGGAAAAAGTTAAGAAAAATCCAGAGGAAGTTGCAATCGCTAGCAAAAAGCGCAAAAAAGCTAGCTACACGTCGGAGTTCGAGGAACTGTGGAAGCTGTATCAATCTGCGCCTGATCGTGTCTCATCTCAGACCAAGCCGAAGGCATTTGACGAGTGGAAAGCCATCGTTACCCTTGAAGGCCCTGAGACCCTCCTAGAAGCCGCCAGAAGGGCGATTGAGGAGCAGAAGCGCAGGAAGACCGCCGGCGAGTTTGTGGGGAGCCTTCCCGACCTGTTCCGCTGGCTGCGTGACGGCAAGTACGAGGTGTACCTCGAGGAGCACAAGACGCAGGCTTCAGGGCGGACGTGGAGCGCCGATATGGGCTGCTGGATTGAGAACGACTGACCATGGAACCCAACCAAGACCCAAAGATCACGCGGCTGCCCCGTAGCGGCCCTAGGGATGGGCAGACAACAGCTCAGTGGCTGCGCCGGCAAGAGGTATCCGACCGTCAATGGTCCGCCCGTTCGCCCCGTGCATCAACGGAACGCCGACTGATTAACCCGAAACTTCGAGATCGCTGATCTTATTTAAGACTCACCATGAAACTGTATTCACCTGACGCCAAGGGCAAATACGTCTGGCAGGTGGCCGACAGCAAAACCCGCGCCGTGTCCTACACGCTCACCATTACGCGCACACCACCCCTAGACGCCTGCTACGGGCACCCGATGGGCAAATACGACGATCAGGGCCTGTACATGACCTACTGCCCGAACGTGGGCGCTGATGACCCCAAAAGCCCGCTGGCAGCGCGTTACGTCGTGCATCCCATGGCCGCGTCAGAGCGTGATAAGGCAGACAAGGAACGGCTATGGAGCAACATCTGATGCGTCTTGCCTTTGACCTGACTGAAGTACGCCTGCTATTGCGCCGTGGCATTGCTGCTGGCCATTGGCGGCTGGAGGACTTGGATAAGCCATCGCCGGGCTGGGTCATCACAATGGAGGATGCCAAGCGCATTCCCGGCTTCACACCGCCTGTCTTTCGTAATCTCCTCAGAGATGAGCCCACACCAACCGAACGCGTCCAGGTCACAGACCCAAGAGACTTCGCGCTGGCTCCCGCCGCTGCCGATCCTGTTCAACGAGGAGGCACACCGCTACCAATGGCAACCCACGGGTCAGTGGCTGAATCATTCAGTGACGCAGGTGTGCAAGGGCACGAAGGATGCGTGGGCGATGAAGCGGATTATGGAGACCAAACACATTTGGGAACCACGTGGGAAAGCGGTGCATCTGGCGCTGGAGACGTTTCTGACGACTGGTGAGCCAGGGGAGTATCCAGCTGACTACAGCGAATGGGTGGAGCCGCTGCTTGAACATTCCGTTTGGAATACATATGAGGCAGTGGCCTGTGAATATCGGCTGGCGGACCTAGAACGCAACATTGCCGGCAGCTTTGATTGCTTGCTGCGGCGGAAGGATGACCATCAGCAGCTTGTGTTGGTGGATTTGAAAACGCAGGGCAAGGCCGATGCCAGTCCTTATGACGTAAGCCCGCAATTGGGTGGATACCTTGGGATGCTCAGCTTGCACTGGCCAAAGCTGTACATACAGAAGGCTGGTGTGCTCTGGAGCCGTCCGGGCAGCACGACGCTGCAGAAGGTGGATGTTGATGAAGCGGTGATTGAGTGGCAGGGCGCCCGTGACGCGTTTTTGATGCTGAATCAGCCTGAGTTCTGAGGCGGGTTGCCACGCCCTCCGTCTAGGGGTATACTCCCTATGGCAGCGATGCCACCACGACACGAAACGCCATGACCAACCTCAACCGTGCCACGAAGGCGCAACTGATCGACCTGCTACAGCAGCAAGCCGACACCACCTCAACCCTTGAACAACAGGTGAACGAATCCAAAGAACAGATCACCGTTGCTCTATGGATTGCAGCCGTCAGCTTCTGCCTCGGCCTCCTGTTCTGATCTCATGGCCCCTTATGGGGCCTTTTCTTCACCATGACCAACCCCAGCACCCTGCTCGGCGTTATTGCCAGCACCAAAAAGGAAATCGCCCGTCATCAAGAAATCCTTGATCGCCTCATGGATGATCTTGCCTTGATGTACACCGCAGGCGACTTGGACGACATCAAAGACGACGAAGGCAACCTTGCTCTTCACGGCATCAAGGTATCCCGCTGCACCCGCACGAGTTGGCAGTACAGCAATGCCGTCAAGGAACTGCAGCAGCTAGAGCAGTTTGAAGGCGTCGCCCAAAAGAAGGAAACAGAATACTGGAGAGTGACGCTGCCAAAGGCAGAGTTCTGATGGCTGGCTCTCCCGTAGACGATCGCATTGACGCCATCTTGGCCAAGTACGACCTATGGGATCCAGATCAGTACACCGACGCCGTGGCGGAGCTGGTGCAGTACTTGTTGACCGTTGACCCGAAAGACGAACGCAAGAGCCTGTACTACCAGTCCATCCCACAGAAAAAACACCTTGAAAATTGTTTGATGCAATCGAATGATTAACAATCCTTACGGCTTGAGCTGGCAGACGCGCTTTCTTTTTTGGTTGCTTTCCAAGCGCCCTGACGTGCAAGGCATCACACTGAGCACACCCGTTGAACACCTCAATCGTTGTCTGACGCATACGAAATGAACTTTTCCGTGCAGGGCATTGAGCCGGCACCACAAGGCAGCAAGCGCCACGTTGGCAATGGCCGCATGATTGAGGCATCAAAGAAGGTCAAGCCATGGCGTTTTGCCGTCAGCCAGGCAGCACTTGAAACCGGCGAAGCGTTGATTGATGAACCCGTCAGCGTGCTGATTACTTTTTTGTTCAGCCGCCCTAAAGCGCATTACAACAGCAAGGGTGAGATCAAGCCGAAGGCACCGTTTTACAAATTCACCAAACCTGATCTTGACAAGCTGTGCCGCTCAACCTTGGACGGTATTACAAACGTGCTGATCAAAGATGATTCACAGGTTGTGACGTTGATAGCGACAAAACAGTACGCCAATGAAGGCGAATTACCAGGAGCCCTAATCACCATCAACAAATTGTGAGAGCGACAAGGTACGTCCGCATTTGCAAAGTTTGCGGCGCTTCATTCGACATTAAGATCCTGCGCAATGGCAGGCCGTCAACGCGTAAGACCTGCAGCAAAAGCTGCGCCAACAAGCCCAGAACACGAGTCAGGTACTGGACGCAGGCGGAGACGGAATGGCTGATTGATCACGTCAATACGATGCCACTGTCACGCCTTGTGCGTTCATTTAATTTATGGGCACGCGTTACAGGGTTGCCTGATCGCACCAAAAACGCGATTGACAAAAAGCTTAGAACGCTTGGCTATTCCAATCGGCCAACGGTTGAGTTTTATACGTTTATGAAGCTCAGCGAAATGCTTGGGCTTTCTAGGGACACTGTTGCGGGCTGGAAACGCCTCAAGGATTATCCGCTGGAGACTTACAAACGCGATAACAAAAAGCAGACCTTTAATTATGTGACGACCAAGATGTTCAAGGATTTCGCGCGTCGGCATCCTGAGTGTCTTGGTGGCGCCAATGAAGTTGGCCTGCAGATGCTGCTGGAGGATTCACGGTGGGCAAAGGAGATTTTGCGCGAGTATCCCAGGCGGCCAGATCGGCACTGGAGGGAACGTCGGGTGCGCTGCATCGAGACCGGCAAGATCTATCCGAGCATGGGCGCCGCTGGACGTGATGTGTTCGTTGTAAGGCAGTGCATTGCACGGGCAATTGATAAGGGGCATCGGGCTGCTGGTTACAGGTTTGAGGAGATATAGACAGCACTTGCATTTAGGGGTATACTCCATGCAAGGGCCGGAGCCCTGTCCTCACCGATCACCACACTCTCAAAAGCTCTATGACCGATTACCCCAATCTCGGGGGCATCATCACGCAGCAAGACGTATCAACCAAGGGAACCGGCTCTTACGCCGCTGATTACGTCAACTGGTGTCGTATTGCCCACCTCCTCCATGATCATGCGCCGGGCTGGCAATTTGCTCTCAAAGCTCACCCAGAAACCGGCCATGTCTGGAAATCTCCCGACGGAACCGCTTATGTGGTCGGGTGCTTTGAACACGTCAACGGATCCGATACGCCGCCTTTCCCGCAGGCGATCATGGACAACCGTAATAACGCCATCGCGTTTGAAAAGGTCACTGCCCGTGATCTCACTGATGCTCATCGGCGTTGCCTCTGTACTGCTGCAGCCGCACAATTCGGCCTTGCATGGCAGCTCTGGGCGCGGGAAGCCATAGAAAATCCCCACCGCGAAGAACCCTCCAAGCCCGCCCTACAGCAGGACACACAAAGGGACCCGTCCCAAGTGCGGGACACTCAGCCCAAGGCCAAGACCAAAGCTGAAGCCAAACCCGCCGCCAAAACCGAATCAAAGGTTGTTTTTCTGACTGATGACGAGGTTGAGGAGATTAAGGGTTGGGTCAAGGGTTACGACAAGCGTGATGACCTGATCGCTGCTTTCAAAAAGCACTTCAAGATCATGGCGCCGCGTATTGCCGACCGTATCCAATTCCCTGAACACAAGGAGTTCATTTCTAAGTACATCGCTGACAATCCCGCATGACAGGGCGACGGCCCAAAACACAAGAGGAAATCAATCGGAGAAAGAACCGCACAATCGTCGCGGCCAAGCTTCCGCCTGATACCTACAGGCAACTGAAGATGTACTGCGCCAAATCAGGTCAGAACATCAATCAGGCGCTACGCCTCATCATTTCTACCTTCCTTTCAAACAATGGCTGACATTGCCTTTACGGCGAAATTCCGCATTCAGGAAAACCGCAACCGCAAAAACGACAAAGCGCCTGAAGAGCAAATCATTGTTGATTTCACCTCTGAACAGGCAATGGCCGCGGCCAATTATTTGATGAGTATGGCTGAACAGGCGGAAGCCAAAGGCCAGACCATCCGTATTTACACCGGCAAAGACGAATACACCGAGCAAACCGGTTTCTCTTTGTGGGGCGGCAAGTGGGGCAATAAAGGCTCCTTCAGCCCGCTCAAGCCCGAATCACCTGAAGCCTCTTTCTGATGGATCCCATGATTATTCTTACTGATTCTCAAGTCATCGAACTGAACAACCGCATTGGTCAAATCCAGCGGTTGCTTGAATCTGCGCAAGTCATCAAAGCTGGTGGCGCTGCACAGCCCAAAGCTGTTACCGAGCAAGCGCAACCCAAAACCGTGACCAGCAAGCGTCGTAAGGCCAAGCGCAAAACCCGTGGCGCCCTAGATGCTGCAAAGGTGATTGACATCAAACGCCGCCTGGCTGCTGGTGGTGAATCGGCGCAGAAGATCGCTAACGATTACGGCGTGCATGTCACAACCGTAAATCTGATCAAATATGGCAAGACGTGGAAGAGCGTTCAAGTGCCTGCTTGATCGTCTGTTTTCATCAGTTGCAGTTCAAGTGCTGCAATGCGGTTGGTGGCTTGCTGTAGCAATGTCTGCTGCATAGACCAAGCCCTATACAACTGAGCGGCAATAGGTCCGGCGTTTGGGGTCTTCTCTAGGCGTCGGGCCTCTTTTTCGACTTGAAAGGCGTTGGCGGGTTCCGGTCTAACCAGCATCCAATCCCATGCTTCGGTGTCCATTGGTGTAAAGCGGTATCACGTTCACGGTAGGCAAGGCGTCAAGATCACGAATTACAACAACCCACTTTTAGGGGTTTACTCCGTCCAGATAGCCGCTACCATTCACCCAACCGGAGCGATCCGGCCAACCGACAACCCACACCACACCATGAAAAATCGCATCTGCGGGATCCTGCAATTCCTGATCCCTTCTCTGCTATTCGCCGCCATCATTCACGATGGCCTCACTCTTAAAACTGCTCACCACAGCGGCACCCAAACCCAACACATCAGCAGCAAATGAGTCTCGTCGTATTGACCGCCCAATGTTCGGGCATGGTCGCACCTGTCATCCCAACAGGCCAAAAGACCTACAAAATGTCGCCCAATTCTCGTGGCGTCAGGGCTGAACGTGATCTATGGCGTTTCAACATCGGAATGCCTTGTTACGTCCGTGGCTGGCCCCAAGTTGAAGCCACAATCACCGGCAAGGTAGAAGGCTGCTCTTGGCCTACTTACTACGTCCAGAACTTTGCTACCGGCGCCACCTATCAAATCTCCCAGCTTTATCTGTCCAAGCGTCCTATTGAATCACGATGACTGAATTGCAACCACAGCCACGCCGTTTTTACTTCGCCATCCCATCTATCAACGTTTATGACTGGGTGGTAGCTTGCGGCCTTACAGAAGCCAAACAGCTAGCGTTTGAAACATGGGGGCCGGTTTACAACGATCTTCGTTGGATCACCCCAGACAAACACAGCGAAGTAAAACTACCCAGCTTGAATGGCCCGCGTTAACAGCACCAAGCTCACGCCTGCTGATGTGGTCTACATCCTCCAATCAACTGATAACAACAGCGCCCTCGCTGCTCAGTTCAATGTCACACGGCAGGCGATTTCTCTTATTCGCAATGGCAAAGCTTGGACAGAAGTTGCACCTGAAATCCCACGCATCCCAATACGCGTCAAGGAGTCAGTGCGACCTGAATACATCAAAAAAATCAAGCACTGTTCAAACTGCCTTGAGTTCAAGCACGGCGAATGTTCCTACGGCTTCCCAGAAGCAATAGATGAACCCTCCTTCGCCGCCATCTGCGATCTCTACCGCGGAAATTGAACGCATCCTCAAGGAATGCCTAGCGGAATACTGGGCGCCACGGTTCAACAATCACACGATTGACGACTGTGCCCGTATGTACGCTGCGCTGCAGCCATTCATCCGCTATCAAACGGCAAACTGCCCGATAGCCAATGGCACCGATCAAAGCTGAAGCCAGCCGATATGACAGCCCCAAACATCACTGTTACGGAGCTGACTGGGTTGGTTACGGTGTCATGTCTGCCTTTCAGCCTTGGTGCTGGGATGGCACTTCAGTCTGGTACGGGCCGCTCTGCGACACTCGTTCCGAAGCCCTTGCAATCGCTCAAAACTATGCTGACCGCCACTGAACTGGATCAACGACGCGCCGATTTCATGGACGTGATCTACGAACGCGCAGGCCGCACTGACGGCACTTACACCGGCCTTTGGGATGAGTTTTCACACGAAGTCGGCAGCAACCTACGTGACCTTGATTACAGCGTTCTGCGTTCTGATCTCATCCGTGCTGTTGGTTGTGCTGACAGCGAGCTGGGTTATCGGTACGCTGATGCTGCTATCACCCTTCTGATCGCACAACTGATGCCACCGAAGGCTTGAACTATGGCTATCAAAGTTCCTTTCTTGAACTGGTTTGAGAACTGGTGTTTTAGGGTCTTAGCCAAAAGTCCTCGGGTGGGCACGCTTCAGGTGCGTCTTCGCCATACGCCAGTCACCTACATCATTCGGGATCTCAATGACCCGTTCCAGGAAGGTCAAGCACCGGATGAAATGCCGCCAGATCACTTTGAACTAGAGCGGCTCTTCCATATGCCTTCCTTTGGCGAAGACGAATGACATGATCAATTTATTCAACGGCAGAGTTGTTTTAGAACGGCGAACGCTCGTTGAAAATTGGCGTGCCAAAGTCAAACTACCCAAACAAGGCGGCGCAACGGTTGTTATTGATCTTCAAACGACACACCTAAAAACCGCCTTTATTCGGGCTCACAATATCTACCAAAGCATTAAAAAAGGCCAAACTTATCAGTCGCTTGACCCGGAACCACGCGGGCACTTGACCTGCTGGGATTGCAGGCACTGGAGTGTGTTGCGCGTCAACAACGGAGGTAACGGCTGCGAATTTGAGTTCCCCGAAGCCAAGCAAAGCGCCTACGGTAAGTTCGCAGATCAATGCCACTTGTATAACGATGGAACCGACCGTGTTGAGCAAGACGGAATTTGAAGGCGGAAGTTATATCGAAGTTTTAGAGCCCGCAGGAGGCGGTGAAATGTACTACCGCACTTGCTATCAAGGAATGTGCCGCTACAGCTCAGACCTTTGGCAAGCTGAGATTTACCTTCACCAAATGACCGCCGGCTAATCCTGACTAATCCAATCCAATATCCTTGCCTCTCCAATCTCCGACCAAAAAGGCAAACTTCTGTACCAAACACGCCAATCTTTATGCCCTTTTGACATATTGCAGCCAAAACAGCACGCCACAAGATTATTCATGTTGCTTGTACCACCCTTGATTTTTGGGATCACATGGTCAAGCGTCGGTGATCGCCCTAAGGGCTCAAAACAATATGCGCAGTGATAATTAAAGTGCAACAGTATCTGGTCCCTGAAACGCCGCTTGGCATCACGTTTTCTAACAAGCTCGGTGCCATCAATGTGATCAACCACAAGGCCGCCACTGACTTGCCTAAACGGTAGCGAAGACCACCGACATGAACTATTACATCAAACTGCCAGACAGAACACGCGTCGGCCCCTTCAAAACAATCGGCGCCGTTCAGTTATGGGCACATCAACGCGGATACGACGAATTCTCCGTTCACTTCCTGCAAAACCCTGATCTACCAAATGAAATGCGGCACGAACAGGGACCGGATCACTAGACAATAAAAAACCGCCTAGCTCACCAACTAGACGGTCAGGATCCTTGTCTCTCCTGCCTGAGCCTAGCTAAGCGGCTTAGCCGGAGTGTTAAAAGTTTCCCAAGATGGCATTACGGTTTCATGTTTGTTGTAATGGCCAACCTCGGCATAAGACCGCTCGGGATCTTCGCTTAATGGCATAAAGACCATTTGCCCGATCAGCAGTCCGGGCCAGATGCCAACACGATGCTTCTGACGAACGTTCTTCAATTCAAGCGTCAGCCTGCTGCCGTGCCAGCCAGGGTCACAAAATCCGGCCAACATATGTTGAATGCCGGAACGTGCGCGGCTTGACTTGAGTACAAACTGAGACGCAATTGCAGGGCTGTCGGGCAGATTAAAAATCTCCTCGGTTTCGGCAAGGATAAATTCACCAGGCTGCAGCCAGTACGGATCCTCCTTGGTGTGCGTCTTAATGCTGTGCCTGATCAGCTCGGGGGTTTCAGCAACCTCAATCATGATGTTGTCGCCCAGCGCCACGTCGTAGCTGGCAGGGTTCAGGCGATCAGGATTGAAGGGATGAATCAGAGCGTGAGACTGGCACAAGGCACGGATCTCAGAATCAGGCAGCAGCACGAGTCACTAATAAACCCACTGGACTTTAGGCCGTCCGGGGCGGATTCCGATGTGTTGAAAACCTTTTGATGCGCCCAGTCCCAAGCTGAAAGGCCAGTGAACCTTGCACCATTCCTGCAGGTCGTAAATGTTTACACCTTCCAAGTAAAAATCAACGGCGCCAGTATCAGGCGCGTCGTAAAGATGCTCACTGCGTGATGATCCTCCTACGGCTTGATTTATGGATTTTGGGCGATATCCACTCGTGATGATGATTGGCTTGCCACCAAACGCAGTACGTGCCCGTTCAAGGAAGTTGCAAAGCACAACCGCTGTATCGCACTGATGCTGTTTATCAAACCTTCTGGCCTCTTGATTCAATGCAAGCTCGCCATATTTGATGTGTGGCGTAACGCGAAAATCAAACGGCTTATCAGGCGTCAGTTTTACGTCATTGCTGACTGGCTTAACGCCATGGCAAAACAACTCAACTTCAGCGCGACGACGACGCACTAAACCCTCAAGGATCTTGCCATCGCCTTTGTTCCACCTTGGCAGTTCTTCCATGGCCACCTTGACCGGATCTTCGCCGTTGTTTAGCCGCTTACGCAGCGTGCTTTCCTGCAGAGCACCAATGCCAACATTGAACGTAAAGCTGATCAACGCGCAACGCTGATTATTCGTCAGACCAACTTTGATCCACGTATCAACAGCACGGGCAAAACGTTCAATATCAGACAGCAACAGCGCCTCAGCATCAAGTTGCGTGATCTTCAGCCCAGCTTTGACGTTTGGGCCTGTATGGCCATAGCCAATTGTCCACACACCAACAGGGCACAAATAAGCCTCAAGCCTGCAACCTTCAAACTTTTTAATCAGCTCAACAGCAGGCTGTAAATCATCTTCTTGCTTACCCGACTGGCTCCAAGTTTGAAACCATGCCTGATCACGGCCAAGAATGTGCGGATTGGCCTTGTTAATCGCAGCTTCCAGCTCCGTCAAGGCCGCCATTTGATGCGGCAATGCCTTGTAGTACTTGAACAGGTCAAGCAGGCGGATCTTGTTTTGCGTCATTGCTCCAAGGGGCGTGAATGCTCATTGCCCCACCAAGGAGGCGACTGTCGCCAGTTTGCAGTTCAGGATCAATGGGATGCTCAATCACCACTGGCGGCTCAATAGCTGGTGGCTGCGTTGCGTGCCATTCCTTCTCAGCCTGATCGAGCTTGCTAGGGAGCAGCAGTTCAAACCACCACTCCCGTATGGCCTGTTCCCAAGTTTTGCCTAGATCTTTTTTCCCTTGATCGAACGCAGCACATGGAACACCAATTGAATGATGCTGTTGTCCTTGAGCGGCGACAACGCAATCACTTCACTGGCTGCAGCGATGATGATCCAGAAAGCAGGGTGATGAAGGAAGTCCATGATGGCTTCGCAAGTGAATTCAGTTTACGGTTCTATCTTGGTCGTCCAACTGTCATTTCCAAAGTCCTAACGCGAGCTTCAATATCCGATAACCGTTCCTTGCTGTCGTTTTTGAGTTCCTGGATGTCAGCAGCCACCGTATTAACCGATTGATCCAGCTTGGCAACCTGCATAAACAGACCAGCCAAGCCAACCACCGCAGCGGTTAATAGGGCTGGCACCATTTTGGTGAACGGGCTTTCAGGTGGCTTGGCGGTGATCAGCGCCTCTTCGTGGTGCTCCATTGCGAGGCATACAGCCGACCTTTTTTACAGATTAGCAAGCGCTTTGGGTCATTAGTTTTGCGCTTGCAGCAGTGCTAATAATGCTGTTTTTTGTTCATCGGTCAACGTAGCCAAGGGGTCCGGTGCAGTTTCCTGTTGCGGCTCTTGGTACACAGGATGCAGATTGTCAGGATCAGCTACAGCGGTGCAGCCCTCAGGCGGTTGCCAATCGCTTGCGCCGTCCCAAAGGATGCGATTGATGCAACGTCCGTTGCTATCGAGAATTGCGTAAATCATCACCAGCTCCATACGCGGACAACACCATCGCCGCCGTTGCCACCAGCGCCGGAGTTAAAGCCATTCAAGCTGGCCCCGCCGCCGCCAGCACCGCCACCAGGGAAAGCACCGTTACCACCTGCACCAGCAGCCGATGTGTTGCTTGCCGCGCCTCCACCGCCGCCATCGCCCAGTGTTCCTGTACCACCAGAATCGCCAGCGTTAGCACCGCCAGCACCTCCACCACCACTACTAGTTGCAGCAGCAGAAGTAACTAGTTCACCAAACCCCTTGCCTCCGGCGACCCCGGTTGAAGCGGTATTGCCGCTTGTTATTCCAGCTCCGGGCGCACCGCCTCCAGGGCCAAAATTGCTGGCTTGCCCAGTAGCACCGCTGCCGCCATTTCCTGCAGATTGAGTGCCAGCAGCTCCGGTGTAGTTGTTTTGAACTCCGTAATAGCCGACAGCGCCACCAGCGGCAGATGTTGTACTACCTCCAGTGCCAGCGTTGCCTCTCATTGCAACAACAAGGCTGCCAAATGATGATGAACCTCCATTGCTGCCATTGGCTCCGTTTGTGTCATTAGTAGTTATGGCTGCGCCTCCACTCCCACCGGCACCAACAGTGACCGTCACTGTAGATCCTGCCAGTGATGCCGGAAACCAGCGTGAGCTGAATCGAGCGCCAGCGCCGCCGCCACCGCCAGTTCGCACAGCCCCTGCAGCACCACGGCGCCCTGAACCGCCGCCACCACCACCGCCAACACACTCCACATAAACCATCGTCACACCAGCCGGCTTGGTCCAAGTGCCGCTGCTGGTGAACTCTTGGTAGTTGGCGGCGTTGATCGGCACCATCGTGCCGGCAGTGTCCTTGATGTAGAACTTGTCGTTTGACTTGTCCCACGCCGGTTCGCCTACGTCAAAATCACCAGCACTCGGCGCTGCAGTGCCGTTGCGGATGATGATCTTGGCTATCCGTGGCATATCAGAAGGTGCCGCCGTCTACGGTTTCAACCGCAATGGTGACAAAGCCATTGCCAGCATCCTTGGTCCAGCTCAAGCTGCTGTTAAGTCGGATCACGCCATCAGTGCCATCGGTGCCCCAGATGTAACCAGCGGTGCCGCCACTCACCACAGCCACTTTTTCGTCGGTGCTTGTAGCGGGGATGTTCAGCGCGGACTTAAAACTGTTAAAGGTGATCTTCTTTTCTTTCTGCCCGCTGGTCTCGCTGGCATCGTGAATTAGGATCAGATCATCGGCACCGCTGACGCTGCCCAGCGTGGTGAGATCATCAATCGCAGGCACCACCGGCAGCTTGGTGGTGGCATCAGTGGCGACGTGAAGCGTGCCACGGTCTGTAGTGACGTGCGGCTCACCAGCCAGCATCCCAGTGGTAGGTAGGTTGGCCTTCAGGCCACGCTTGAGCTGAAGTCTTGCCATGGCTAGTTAAACGTCCCTCCGTCTAGGTTACCAGCTTCAGGTGTTGCGTCAGTCCATTTTGTGCCGTCGTAGACCAGGCTTTCTCCAGGCTCTGGATCAATCAGATCAATGCCGGACAGATCATCCAGCCCAAACTCACGCGGATCCTGGCCCGGTGCGCTGCTCTCGGGTGCCAGCCTCGTCAGCATCAGATCAGTGAACGCACCATCATCGATCTTCATCGCCTCGCGAACTTGATAGTTAACCCCGTCTACCGTGACGCCGTCGCCATACAACAGGCCGCCAAAGTCGGCCGTTCGCACCGTCAGCTTGTAGTCGGTGGTCAGCACCATGCCGTCAGCTACTACCTGGCTCGGCATGTCGAGGATGCCCTTGGCAGTCACCGCACCAGAAGTGCAGACGACCCCGAAGTCTTCCAAAAAGAGGCTGAGGTCTTCGGTAATCACAACGGCACCGCCTTCTGTCGTGCAATCAGGCTAGCCGCATCGCTCGCCAGCACTGCAACCTCAGTGCCCGTCCAGGCTGGCTGCCCCTTGATCATCACGTCACCGGTGAGGCGAATGCGCACCTCTCCACGAGCGCTCACTGCCGGCGCAATCTGGCGCAGCTGCTCTACGCGGATCGCATCAATCGCGCAATCAAGGTCGTTGCGCCCATAGGCAATCAACGCTTTCCGCCCAGACACCTCCAGCCCGCCCGGAAACACGCACAGCGGCTGCCAGCCCTGCGTGGTCTCCGGCGCACCCCACTCTTCCTTGGCCGTCAGCACCGGTCCAGTCGACAGCATCATTGGTGCGTGTGGCGCCTTCGCCCCGAAAGTCAGCCATGCCGCGTGGTATAGCCGACTGCGTCGTGGGTGCTTCTCCCAGCTGTGGAACATCGTCAGCTTCTGCCCCTGCCAGTCGACTGCCGGCGTGCCGCCACTCATCCGCCCCCAACGCCAGCGCAGCGGCGCACTGCGCCATTCCTGCACCACCTCGTCGCCCTCGAGCTCGAGCACCGTCCAGCCAGCAGCGCCCATGTCGTAGATGCACCGCAGCGCACCCTCGGCCTCGAAGAACGTCCAGTTCTTTTCCTTGCTGCTCCAGTCGTTGGCGCCGTACTTCGGTATCCACATTGTGGATACGGTCCAGCTGCGGCCCTTTTTCGCCAGCCGGCCATACGCCTGCACGCACTTCCAGCCTTTCTCCAGCCCATACCGGGCGATGGAAAAGGCGATGTAGATCTCGCCGTCGAACCAGAACAGTCGCGGATCTTCCAGCGAGCAGCCCTTTTCGACGCTCGGCACCTTCAGCCGTTGATTGCGCAGTACATTCCGCGCGCCATCCATCTCGGCCAGCACGATCTCGCTGACCTTGAAGTTTTCCGGCTCAGACCGGTATGCCAAGAGAAAGCCCTCCCCGGTGCGAACCAGGGAGGGGTTGTAGTTTCGCTTGGCCTGAATCAGCCCAGCGATCATGCTCAGGACAGAGCGCCGGTGCCGTAGCAGAAGGCGCCAGCTTGCTTCACAGCGAAGTCCACATCCTGCAGAGCAATGATGCGAACGGTGCCGCTGGTGGCGCCGGCATAAGGATCGAGGGTCAGATCCAGACCGGACCACAGGCCCATGATCATCTGGTCGAAGGCACCGAAGATGATGTCATCGAAGGCCAGCTGGTTGGAGATCACGGCGGGATAGCCGTTCACTTCATTGTTCTCGTACACGAAGCCAGCGGCCACGGCAGAGGCAGACTTGGCGGTGGACTTCAGAGCGCCGCGGGCAGCAGCGTTCATCAGGTAGAACAGCGAGCCGGCGTCGGCGTTGTCCTTGGCCACCTCGGTCTCCATGTCGATCAGCTCGGCAAAGGTGCCGTAGCCGGTCAGAGCCTTGGTGTTGATGCCGACAGTGTTCACCAGGCCGAGGGGCTGGTTGCTGGAGCCGGAGCCGTAGATGCCAGCGCGGTCGATCTCGAGGGCGATCACGCGAGCCAGGTCGTTGCGCACCATCTGCTCCACGTCGATGGAGCTCTGGAGCAGCAGGCGACGCGAGTAGTCGACGAAAGCGCCAACGGTTTTTGGCGACATTGTCACCTGTCCGAGGGTCTCTTGGCTCTCGGTAGGAGCATTGCCTTCACCCACCCAGTAAGCAGTGGCAGCGCCGGTCTGCTTGGGGATAGCGATGTTGCCCTGGAGGCCGTTGAGCACGGTGGCGCCCACGTTGGCCAGAGCCAGCTTGTTGCGGAGCAGCTCGATGAACGAACCAGCCAGCAGGTCGGTGGCAACTAGGTTGCCGCCAGCAGTGGCAGGGGAGGTGGCGAGGTCACGACGAAGCACCTCGTTGGGCACCATCAGACCGTTGGCGGGCTTGCCGTAAGCCTTGGCAGCAGCGTCAGAAACCTCGCGCTCGAAAGCGGCGGCTTCAGCAGCCTGCTTGTCGCCAGGGTTGGCGAGATAGTTCAGAGCACGCAGGAAGGAATAGCTGCGGGTCTCTTTCTCGTTGAGGCCGACCTCGGAGGTCGATTCGATGCGGTGCTCCACTTTGGTGCTGCGGGTGTCGATTTTTTCGAGGAAGGCAGCACGGGCCTCGTCGAGGCTGCGGCCACCGTCGATGAGCTCACGTGCAAGCTCGGTCATGCCGTGCTTGTCGCCGAGGGCGGTGATGGAAGCGATACGGCTACGCTCGGCCTCGACGGCCTTGGACCGGATCACCTCCACGTCAGGGGTGGTGTTCTCCATGTGAACCTCAGGTTCTTGAGGGGTTGGTGATGCGGCGGTGGCCGCAGAGTCGATCGCAAGCGACCGGCCGATTCCGATAGTCGGATCTGCAGGCACACTAACAACCGAGACTTCGTACGGACTCCAACGAGTGGCTACGAAGTTGTCGCCACGCTCCTCCATCTTGTCGATGGCATAACCAAAGCTGACGCCCCGAAGAACGCCATCCTTGACATCAGCCATCACTTCCTTGGCGAAGCTGTTGCGGGAGAAGCGGACCTTGACGTAGCCGCGCTTCTTATCGCCGTCGATCCATGCCCGCTCAACGACACCCACCACCCGGTCAGGGTTGTGGTTGAAGAGAAGCGGAGCACCGTCATTAAGACGGCTCAGATCAGCGGCGTCACCCTCATGGCTCAGTACTTCGTTTCCGAAGTACCGGGCCACGGGGTATTCAGAGCTGAAGGGGAATTCAAACGAGCGGTCTTCGACCTCTGCAAATGCAGTGACCTCGGTCCGCTGGTACTTGCCCTCCATGGAGCGAAGTGCGTCAATCTTGGTCAGGGTGCTGAAGCGGTGACCGACCATTGTCTCAGTCGCTTCCCAGCCCTCGGTGCTTTCGCGGAAAATTCGAATCAAAGCAGCAGGGTCTTCCTCGCTCGCCTCGATGCTGAATTCGCTGTCCGGCACACCAAGCGTGCCTTCGCGCATGATGTGCTCGATTCGGCCACGGGCGCGACCGCCAGAGCTGTTCCAGCTAACAAAATCACCGGTCTTCAGGTCGCCAGGCTTGGCACGCTCGGCTGCCATCGGCATTTCCTCAGCGCCTTTCTCGGCGTACTCCTCGGATTCGGTCTCTTCGCCAGCAAGCGTTTCGATCACATCCTCGACCACTTCGGCCATGTGCTCGGCTACCACTTCAGCGACAGTTTCGCCGATCGCAGCCACTTGCTCGTCCGTCAGATCGTGCATTGCACGCTCTTCTTCCGATGCCTCGAGTTGTTCTTTGAGTTCGTCCATCAGTTAAGCGGTCCCTCTGGACGCTCAGATTGAACTTCATCTACCTTAGACGCTTTCTTGCGACGCGATCTTGCAGGCCGGCGGGGAGGCTCATCCGTGGGGCTCGCAGCCTCCCCGCCTACCGGCTGCTCCTGGGGGGCGAGAGCAGCCGGGTTCATGTCGGCATCAAGCTGGACGCCGAGATCGGTAGCAGTCTTCCGTTCTCGGGCGATCTGCTGAAGGTTCTCATCCAGATCGCCGCCCAGCTGGGCGCAGATCTGAGCCTTGGTCATATAGCCCGCCGCTTCCATCTCGCGGTAAGCCTTGACTTCCTTCAGCGGGTCGACCCAGCTCCAGCCACGCGCCAGCCATTTCGGGCTGTCATAACGCTCGGGCCGCAGCTCATAGTCGGGCAGCGCCAGCTCGCCGCTCAGCACCGCCACATCCATCCACTCGCGGAACACCCGCATGTGGAAGTTTTCGATCAGGTACTGCTGCACCACCTTCCAGTGGTCGCGGTCCTCGAGTAGGCTCAGGCGGCTGCTGGAGTAGTTGGTCTCAGAGAAGTCCCTCGAGAGGGTCTCGTAACTGCAGCCAAAGCCCGAAGCAAAGCGCCTGGTCTTGGCACGCACGAAGTCCTCATACTGCGCATCCGGTGACTTCAGATCCGGCACGATCACCGACTGGCCCGGATCCAAATACTTGAACACGCCCGGCTCGAACTCGCTGATTCGTTGGCCGTTCTCAACATCATCAGCCTCAAGCTCACCTTCTGGCGAGGTCACAAAGCCCATCAGCGACGCTGCACTGCGAGCACGGACCACCGCAGCCTCTTCGTAGCCGGCCAGCTGGTGCGCATCGGTGATGATCGGCGCGAACCAGGGCACTCCACGGTGCTGGTTTGGGCGTTCAGGCACGAAAAGGTGGATGACATCCTTGGCCGGCAGAAAGACGTGCTTCACCGTCGCCTTTTCAGTCGCTCCCTGGAACCAATAGTCGCCTGGGTGGCGGGTCAGGAACGCATACTGCACCGGGCGGCCATAGCGATCGATCTCGACCCCCATCCGCCATTCATTGCCCTTGGCGCTCACCGCACCGTTGTACTCGTCGTCGAGCAGGTCGCTTTCGATGATCTCCAGCGCCATCGGAACCTTGCTGCCGCCGAACGGCTTGCGGTGGATCCTGAACAGCACCTCACCGCTCTCAGGCAGCGCGCCAACAGCTAGCCACTCGAGCATGTGGAAGCTGCTCTTGCCCGCCACATCGCAGTGATCCTTGCGGCACCAACGCTCCCACTTCGCTTCAATCAGGCCATTGATCCGGTCATCGCGCTTATTGCCGCGCAGGCTCATCACCTGTGACTGCAGCTTGACGCCCTGGCCGACCACGTTGATCTGCGTCGTCCGCTTGGCCTGCCGGGCGTACGGGTTGTCCCGCACCATCTGGCGCGAGCGATCTCGCAGCTTGCGCAGGCTGGTCTTGATCTCAGCGTCAGCGCTGGTGCCGTTGCTGATCCAGTCGCTGGTCAGCCGGTTGATGATCGCACCGGCATAGGTGCGACGCCGGCGTCGCGGCTGCTCCGGCTGCGGCTTTGGCCCGAATCCCAGGGCGGTCATTACGCGAGTGCGGAGTCCCATCAGCGGCCACCAAAGCGGACATACATGTTGTGCGGGTTGCCAAGACCATTGGCGATCATTGCCGCCTTGTTCTCACGGGCAACCACGGCCTTGAGCCGTGACTCAAGCGCCAGCAGCTCGGCTAGGTCATAGCGCTTCAGGTTGCGAGTACCGATCCGGTACTCCTGCACTGCACCGCCATTCATCAGGCTGCGAATTGCTGCCTGCACTGCATCCAGATCCTTCTGCGCCTGCGACCGGCCATCAAACGCGCTTGGCTGGCCCGCATAAGCAAGGTTCGCCTCAACTGTCAGCGAACCGCTGCCGATCGTGGTCTTCGCGCCGCCCACGTTGGCGGTCGCCACCGCCTGGAAGTACCAGTCACCGGCGATAAAGCCCGCAGTGGTCGCCGACGAAATCGTGAACGTCCAGCCGCTGCCGGCCGGCGTGCCCACCACCGTCACACCAGCCACCGTGGCGCCTTGGTGGTTGTGATTCGTGCGCAGGTAGTAGGTCAGGCCGTGGTTGCTGCCGTCGATCGGCGCTCCAAACACGTCCACAGTGGGCTCGTCGCGCCACACGACCGTGTCACCTGCCCGGATTTTGGAAGGAATCTTCACGGCCTCACCACTGGCGGACAAAACTCCGTTTTGGAGCCTTGTTAGATCTTAGCGGGGCCTTTCGCTCCCTTTCTACGGGCTTTTCGAGCCGTTTCTCCAGTTGATCCCAGATGGTTCTTCGGTCGTACCGCTGGTACAGCCGATTTAATCCTGCGTACGCATAAACAAGCTCGTCCAATGCCTCATTGCGCTGGCTCGATTTCTTTACCCAAACTCTCTCGGGGTAACCGCGAACGAATCGGGTGATCTGCTTTTCTGCTGTCAACTCCTCGAAATACTCCTTGCCGGCTTCTGCGTAGAAGTGCAGGTAGCCCGGCCCAGGTTCGTTGTGCTTCAACCGTCCAAACAGCAGGCTCTTCACGGTGTCGGATCCGACCGGGTAGACCTCCGCCCCTTTCTTGAGCGCACGGCCCTTGTGGTTCAAATCAACCTTCGATGGCTTGCCGATCGGTGGCTTACCCTTCTGGCTCTGGCCCTTGATCGCGATCACGCCCATGTTCTGCCGTTCGCGGGCGTACTGGTACACCTCCATCGTGTGGTGACCGCCAGAGTCGATGCAGACCACGTCCGGCCTGATTTCAGCGCCCAGCGCATGCTTGAACGGCTGCAGCAAGATCTCATCCAGCTGCTTCCATGGCTCCGGTCGGCTCGGGTCGCCATGGATCACCTGGCGATCGATAAGCCAGCCTTCTTCTTCGCGGCCCCACGCCCAGATCGACAGGCTGAGCCTGTTGTCCTGCACGTCGCAGCCGATCGTGATTGCTGATGCTTCAGCCGGCACCATCTGGCTTTCGTAGAACTCCGCACGCTCCAGCAGGCTGTCGGCGCCCACCTTCGCCGCGTAATCGTCCTCCCAGGATTCACCTAAGACGGTGTTGACGAACGTCTTCAGCGCCTCAGGATCAGACTTCGCCTCAAGAAATTCATCACGCAGGTTGTCCCAGCTCGCGTTTGGTGAATAGCTGTAGGCCGCCCAGATGTGGAAGCTCGCGTGCTTGCCGTTGCCCGGTGCCGTCGCTCGCCACTGGCCGCGCTCCACCATCCAGCGCTTCTTGGAATGCGGAATCAGAACGCCGCAACTCTCGCAGACGTAATTCACTGGCGACAGCTGATCGTCCCAGCGCATGTTCGCCCACTTCAGATATTGCATGTGCCCGCAGTCGGGGCAGGGCACGAAATACCGACGCTGGTCGCCCTGGCTGAACAGTCGCTCGATCCGACTTGCATCCTTCAGGGTCGGTGTCGACCCAGCCACGATCTTGCGGTTCCAGTAATACTCCGTCCGTCGGATGCCGAGCTTGATCTGGTCGCCCTCGGGGCCGGCACTCGGTGGGTAGCCGTCCGTCTCGTCGAACATCACGATCCGTCGGCTGACACGGCGGAAGCCACGCGGGCTGTTGGCGCCCACCAGGCCGAGCGTTCCACCCGGATACTGCTTCTGCAGGATCGTGTTGGCGCCGTCCTTTGCCTTGCTGTCGCTCACCAACCCCTTGAGCACCGGCACGTCGCGCAGCATCGGCGCAATCTCCTCTTTCGAGTAGCCCTGGGCGTCCTCGATCGTCGGCTGCACCAGCATCATCGGGCAGGGATCCTGGTGGATGTGGAACGCGATGCAGGCGTTCAGACACTTGGTGTAGCCGACCCTGGCGCTCTTCATCACCGAGATCTGCTCGATCGACGGATCCGTGATCGCGTTCATGATGCCCTTCTGGTAAGGCAGCGTGTGCCAGCGGCCGGCCTCAGCGCTGGACTCAGCCGACAAGTAGAAATACCGGTCAGCCCACTCGCTCAGCGTCAGCTTCTCCGGTGGCTTCCACGCCTGCAGCGCAGCCTTTGCGATGTCGTTGATGTCAGCCATCGCTTGCCAGCTCCTCGAGCGCCTCGCGCACGATGTCCTCCAAAATCGCGATCTGGTCCTGGGTGAGATCGGGGATCCGCTGCTTCGCCTTGCTGGCTACGCCGAGCACCTTGGTGCGGCTGATTGTGATCACCTCAACCCACTTGGCTTCCACCTCGGCCGCTCGAACCAGCAGCCCTTCTTTTTCCTTGCGCTCCAGCTCGAGCAGCTCAGCCTTGAGGTACTCGGTGCGAGCACGGCTTTCGTTGTACTCGGGGACAATGTCCCCAGGTTCGGGTTCGGTGAGTGATCGGTCTCGTTTGGGTCGCTCTGGAGGAAAGGCGGTCTCGCCCATCGGCGGCTTGGGGCCGACGCCGATTTTGGCCATGGTGTTGGCAAACCAGTCCTCGCGCAGCGTCTCGGACTTGATCAGCTCCTTGCCATCAGAGGTCCGCACGACCGGCAGCCGGCCCTGCTTGATCGCCTTGTAGACCGCCGTGCGGGACACGCCCAGCGCGTCGGCCGCCTCTGACTTGGTGATGAGCGGCACGGGATGCCGTTGATGTGAACCGATGTTACAGGTTTACAGTCTTGGTTGACACTATCCCCAAAACGCTGTCCTGGAGGGTAGTCTGATCGGTTGCCTCGTTGGCGGGGAAAGGGGAGTCTTTGCGTGAGACGCGCTGGACTCAAACCAAGTTGCGCGGCTGATGCCTAGATCAATATCGAGATTCGAATTCACCA